AATGAAGATTCAATTGATAAGGTATGAGTGAGTTAGAATTGCCCAAATAAACTCGGAGTAAAAAGTGGTTCTTTAGCTCACTCGGTAGAGCATCTGGCTGTTAGGTATGCCGTTGGCACCGGAAGGTAGTAGGTTCGATCCCTACAAGAACCGTTTTAAGGAACGTAATAGACTAAAGAATAATGGAATACGAATCAGATCGCGCACTCAATGACTCAAAACTAGAAGAGGCTAAACGCAAAGCCCTTTCTGATTTTGATACTTATTTCAACCTGAAAGGCGATGAGCCAGACACAAGTGGAGTTGAAAAGACATACCAATCTCGGATTGATGGTGTTCCAGTAGATGAGGCTCAGGGATTCTGGATCAATGGTGGCAAGACTGGTTCAAAGAAAGATGAACCGCTTCCAAAACCTGAAACGTTTGATCATGATCTACCGTCTCTCCTAAAAGACGGACCAACTACACTTCCTAAAGGCGATTGGGCAGAGACAAAATTGACACCTGCTGAAATTGAAGATCGTATGAAGGTTCGTGAGAACGTAGTTCCCGAAGGTGTATCTGGCTTACGTGTAACTGACTAATACAATACAGTATGGGTATTCCTTTTTATTTTGCAAGTTTGATTAAGTCCCATCGTGGTATAACCGACAGCGTAAAACGTGGACTTCCACTCGAAGTTGACGTTTTAGGTGTAGATTTCAATTGCCTGATTCATCGGTATTTGAAGGAAGAGAGACCTGTGGAATCAGTAGTGGAAGCATTCGCGTACCTCTTGGAACATGTATGTCGCGCCAAGAAAGTCTTGATTGCTCTGGACGGTCTTGTTCCTTACGCAAAAATTGTTCAGCAGAGGTATCGCCGTATGCGTATCAAAGAAGAGTCTGTATTTGACCGTAATATGATTTCACCAGACACGCCATACATGCGCGAACTCGAAACTGCACTTCTAGCAAAATTTCCGTATGCTGAAATCAGCAGGACAACTTCGCCAGGTGAAGGTGAACATAAACTGATTGTGGACATGAAAAAGATTCCGGTTGAACAGAGACGGTCAGTATGTATTTACGGTTTGGACGCTGACCTTATCCTGATTTGTCTCCAAAACAAGGAGCTCAGTGATCGCGGAAGGATGCATCTCCTGCGTGAGAGCGCAGAGTTTGATGATCCGAAACTGAAATCTGCGGAGTTTGCTACTATGAATATCTGGGAACTTTCTACCCAACTTCCAATTCCTACTGAACAATATATGGCTCTGTCTATGATGTGTTTCGGTAACGATTTTATGCCGAATCTGGGGATGTTTTCATTGCGTGAAGACGGGTACAATCGCGCCCTTCATTTTTACCAAGATTGTGGACAACCAAACCTTCTTACGCCAGAAGGCCGACATGCTTTCTTGACCTATTCTGCATCTCGTGAAATGGGGGTTTTGCGTGAACGTATTTCGCTGCGTAAACGTCCGGAAGAAAAGGCGGTATTGGGAAAAGACCAAACTCAGTTTTCACGAAAGTATGGTCTACATATTTTGGACGGTGTTGAGGATATGAAACCTGTCGTAGAAGCCTACTGGAAAACGTTTCATTGGTCGTGGCATTATTTCACTCAAAGTTCTCCAATCAATTGGGGATGGGTATATCCTTATGCGGATGCACCTCTCGTATCAGATATTGTGAAATACGCTGAAACGGGAGTTGTAAAAGGTAAATTGAATTTCACAATCGCAGACCAACTTCATTTTATTATGCCCCGTTCTTCCCTGAAGAAAACTAAGAGGCGCGTAAAGTTTGAAGATGAATTGCACGATGAGAAAACACGTAATCCATGGATGAAACGACACGATTGGGAAATGAAGCCAAGGATTTCGTTGCCTTGGAATCCTAACGACCAATTAACGAAAATTTGCCGCCTCGCATCTTAAATCCTACCGAAATTGGAGCGCCAGTTGCTGGTGATACTCCGGGTATTGGAAGACCAGTTGACCCTCTAGTTGGAATAATTGGTTGAAGAACATCGGCTTCGGGAAACGACAAGTCTCCAAATCCAGTTTCACGCAAACACCAGTATTCGGCATTAATCTTCATCATTTCACGAACTGACCGAGACATAATGAATCCGTCGGCCGTAGGTTCACGTGCCCAGTTTCGTTGAAGATAGTTATGGTACTGGGCACGATACGTTGCTGGGTCAGTTACACGGGCAGCATACCTTAGAGCAGTTACACATTCAGATACCGACGGTAAACGATGTTTATCCAAGCGCATATTCACAGTATTGTGTGCGCGACACACAAACAAAAAAAGGTCTGCGCGACTATCTGCCCACCGTGGAAAGCGGACAACATAGGAATTGTACATGCTCCCAAAATGTCCCTTGCAGGTTGGACACGTTATTGTCTCAATAAAAAGACTAAGGTATCTTTTCAGAATAAGTTTGTCCGATTCAGACGGTTGTTCGGGATAGTTTGCGGATATAGAGTGTAAAGTCATCCACCCGAGCGGTCCCCAGATGCTCGTCATTAATTATTCAGAGGAAATGAAACCAGCCAACATTGCGCCACGCAACATTTCCCGCTTGATTTTTGAAGGCGTAGATTCATTCTTCAGTAAATTATGTTTTTTCACTAGTTCGTCGACCTGTTTATCCGTCATTTTCGATACGCGTCGCTTAATTGTTTTCCTGCGTTTCGTCTCTCCACGCTCCGTGTACAGACGAATCGTGTGACGGCGCATAGATTTCTTGAATGCTGGTGGTTTTGCAGGGTCAGCTACTGGTCTGACTTTAAATGTCTTTTTAAGAACCCCGCGTGGAAAGGTGCGCATACTCTTGTGTTTTTTAGGTTTCGAGCCTCCTTCTGTTGGAGGGGCTGGAGCAGGTGCAGATACGGATACACTCGGGGCAGTGTGGTCCACCTTGACTACTTTGTACTCCGGTTTTGGCTGAGTCATTCCTTCCTCTTATTAGAAAACGAATAAATAGATTTAAGGGGACGGCAATTCATAGAATCAGCATGGAGTGGGACGCGATTAAGACGTATTTTAAGAATGGTGTCCCACGACTTGTAGAGCATCAGGTGGAATCATTTGAGGACTTTGTACGTAATAAAATTCCACTCATTGTATGCTCAACTGCACCCATCGTGGTGTGGCACGAGCAAGATGAAGCTACCAAGAAGTATAAGTACGAATTCCGTCTTTCGTTCGAGAACATTTCGTATACGAAGCCACGTATCCAAGAGGCTACTGGTCGTATCAAGCCGATGTTTCCTCAAGATGCACGCACCCGAAACTTCACCTATGCTGCTCAGATGTTTTCTGATATCAGGTTCACTGTCCGGTCATACAAGGCCCCAACATACTTGGAATTCGAAGAGGAAGTGAAGGTGTTTGAGGGTGTATCCCTAGGCAAAGTTCCAGTCATGTTGGGCTCATCTCTCTGCATCATGAATGATTACCCTCTTTCCAAAGAGGAAATTGGGGAATGTCCGTATGACCCATTCGGATACTTTCTCATTCACGGCTCTGAACGAACGATTTTGAGCCAGGAAAAGGTCGCAGACAACCAAATCATGATTTTCTGGAATAAGAAGACCGCATCCAAGTACACGTATTCTGCTGAGATGAAATCACTTCATGAATCATTCACGACTCCTCCAAAGAAGTTGGAAGTTCGTATTTCTGCGAAGTTTAATGGATTCGGATACCCTCTCACAATGTGTGTTCCGCGTTTCCGCGAGGATATTCCTATGTGCGTGATGTTCCGAGCATTCGGTGTAGAAAGCGACAAGCAAATCGCAGACCTTATTTGGGGAACGGAAGCAGATGACCGTCAGATTGGAATGCTGTCTGCTTCGTTTCGCGAATGTGTAGATGTAAAGGTATTTACCCGCGAAGATGCGGTAGAATATCTGACTCACCATCTTCAGTATGGAACGACGCAGGAAGATAAGAAGGCATACGTTCGGTCTTTGTTAGAAACTGAGTACTTGCCGCACGTCCGGTTCGGTGGAGACAAGTCTTCTCGCGAAGTTCTGGAAGCTCGTAAAATCGTGCTCACAAGCTGGATCGTGCGTAAACTTCTCCTAACGGAAATGGGTGTACTGAAAATTGACGATCGCGATGCATACCCCAACAAGCGCGTAGTCACTACGGGCGCACTTCTTACACATTTGTTCCGTCAACTGTTTCAGAAGGTATGCAAGGATATCCGCTCTAAGTTCGTTCATGAAGTGAATAATGATACATGGAAGAAGCGCGAAACTCCCAGACCACTCGAAGTGTTGAACATCAATAATCTCTACAAGATTCTGAAGGTTTCGACTATTGAAGGGAAACTGAAACAGGCGTTGGCGACCGGTAATTTCACAGTACAGGGATTGGGTACATCCACAGTATCCACAGCTACGAAGATGGGTGTATCACAGGTTCTGAACCGACTGTCGTATTCTGCTACCCTAAGTCATGTTCGACGTATTCAGACACCAGTTGAAAAGTCCGGAAAACTGCTAGCTCCACGCAAACTTCACGGTACATCTTGGGGCTATGTGTGCCCAGTGGAAACTCCGGAAGGTCATTCTGTAGGCATTGTGAAGTCTATGTCTATGCTCACATCAATTACGCAACACAGTCCATCGGCTATTGTTCTAACGTTTCTGAAGGACCAACCAGGAATTGAATGGGTATCGACAATCAAACATTATGATGGAACTATGATTATCTTGAACGGTGTTGTTATGGGATATACGAAAACTCCATCTGATATTCATACTGCTCTGCGTCGTGGAAAGCAGGGGTTCAAGTTGCATCCACATACCGGAATTTCTTGGAATATTTATCAGCAAATCCTTAATATTGAAACGGACGGTGGTCGATTTGTGCGCCCACTGTTTCGTGTAGAAAATGGTGCGATTCTTCCGCGACCCGAGAAGTCTGAAGAATGGACCGATTGGGTTCGAGCATGTATTGAGTACATTGACCCCGCAGAAACCGAAGTGATTAAAATCGCAATGGTTCCGGGCGAAATTGGAGCTACGCATACACACTGTGAAATTCACCCGACACTTGTTCTTGGACACATGGCGTCTAGTATCCCGTTCTCTGACCACAATCAGTCACCACGTAACACTTATCAGTCAGCAATGGGAAAGCAAGCCATGGGTATCTTTGCTCGCAACTATGCGAAGAGACTTGATAAGAATGGGTATATTCTCTGTTCACCTATGCGCCCATTCGTTGAGACTCGCATGATGAACATTCTGAATACGCACGAAATGCCCAGCGGAGATAATGTGATTGTAGCTATTGGAATTTACGGTGGATATAACCAGGAAGATTCTGTTATCTTGAATCGTGCATCTATTGATCGCGGTATGTTTCGCACACTGTACTACACGATTTACAAGGACGAAGAGCATCGTAACGTATCTTCGGGCAAAGAAGAGAAGTTTGCAAAACCAAGGCGCGAAAACACGCGGGGGTTCAAGACGAGCGCATACCATGCTATCCAGGACAATGGAGTTCCTGCGATGAATTCGTACATCAAAGAGAATGATGTGATTATTGGTAAGGTTGTGAGTTTGAAGAATGATGCGAACGGTTATGCGTTTCGTGACGCATCAACTATTCATCGTAATTCCGAAACGTGTCGCGTAGACGGTGTTTGGAACGAGAAGAATTCAGACGGGTATCCATTTGTGAAAGTCCGTGTAGTTTCAGAACGCATTCCGGAAATTGGCGACAAGGTAAGTTCTCGTCACGGCCAAAAGGGAACGTGCGGTATCATTCTCAACGAAGAAGATATGCCGTATACTGCTTCCGGTCTGCGCCCCGATATTATTATGAACCCCCATGCCGTTCCTTCGCGAATGACTATTGCACAACTTATGGAAACCATGTACGGTAAGATATGTGCCGAGAAAGGTACGCTTGGCGACGGAACACCTTATTCTCATTTGAAGATTGGAGATTTGCGTGAACAATTGCTTGAGTTGGGAATGCATCCTTACGGCAATGAAATCATGTACAATGGCCAGACTGGTGAAATGATGGAGACTGAACTATTTATTGGACCTACATTCTACCAACGTCTCAAGCACATGGTGATTGATAAGAAACATTCGCGGTCGCGTGGCCCGATTGTGTCTCTCACTCGACAGCCATGCGAAGGCCGATCTCGCGATGGTGGCTTGCGTGTTGGTGAAATGGAGCGTGATTGTATGCTGTCTCATGGTGTAGCTGTCTTTACGAAGGAACGTTTGATGGATGTTTCGGATCCTTTCCGTACCGGATTCTGCAAGACGTGTGGAACTTTGGCCGTTGTGAATCCTGATGAGAACGTGTATCATTGCGGTAACTGTGGACTCAAAACTCACTTTGAAATGAAGACAATCCCGTATGCGGTAAAGCTATGGTCACAGGAACTTGAGGCTATGCATATTGTACCGCGAATGGTGTTTGAATAATTAGTTTTAACAGTTATTTCTAATAGTAACTAATGTTTGAGTTTATCGAAAAGGTTGTTTATATTAATTTAGATCATCGCGTTGATCGCCTACAAAGTATTCAGGAACAACTTAAAGTTTTTCCATTAGAGAAAGTTCTGAGATTTGCGGCAATTAAAGACGAAAACGGAGCTATTGGATGTTCAAAAAGCCATGTCGCAGTATTGGAAATGGCTATTCGTAACAAATGGAAGAACGTACTTATCCTGGAAGATGATGCTGTTTGGAACAATATGGAACAAGGATATGCTCTTCTTGAAGAACTAGTAAAAAAACCATATGATGTTATTCTTCTGGGGTCAACATGTACAGACTACGATGAGGGAACATATAAATTGAAACGCGGGTTTTGTACATCATCATATCTTGTATCTCAGCAGTATTATGATGTTCTTCTTCATAATTTCAAGGCAGGATTGAGTGGGCTTATAGAAACTAAGTCTCAGGTACAGTATGCTCTTGATAAGTACTGGAATTCTCTGCAACGACAGGATAACTGGTTTTGTATTGTTCCATGTCTCATGGTCCAAATGGAATCGTGGTCGGACATTTCAAATTTAAGTGGAGCAATACTTGGTACACAATGTTAACAGTACGTAAATGTGCTGGACTTGGAAACCAGCTTTTTATGCTTGCGAGTGTAGAAGGTTTTGCTGAACGTTCGGCTAGAGTGTTCTATGTGAACATCACCGATATTTTCGATACAAATCCTCATTCAAGGAATACATATTACGATACTATCCTGAAAAACTGGGCATCTCTTCACCAAAATTTAGTAGAAGATATCGCGTTGGGTGATAACAAGTTTATGCGCCCTATGGACTGGCCACATATTCTTCGTTCACGTCCTGAGCAGAATATCAAATTGTGTGGATATTTTCAACGATGGGAATACGTTCATCCTATCCGCGACAGATTTGTACAACGGTTATCATTCAATGAATCTGTTCTTAAAAAGTATCCCGAAATCTCAAATTGTATATTTGTCCATGTGCGCGGAGGAGATTATATCGGAAGTTCACTTCATCATGTAGATTTGAACAACTACTATAAAAAGTGTTTGGATATTGTACACCCCCAAACACTTATCTTGTTCACGAATGACATTCCGTATGCTATGAACATCATGGAAAGTAGATCATTTATCATTGCTGATGAAAATGAAGAAGATTCGCTGTTTTTAATGTCTAAATGCCGCGGAGGAATTATTGGGAATTCTACATTTGCATGGTGGGGTGCATATCTCAATCCTAATAGGCAAATATTCATGCCGTCAAAGTGGTTTCTTGATCCGGAATTTGATTCTACAGGATACTTTTTCCCTGGCGCAACTGTTGTAGAAGTGTGATGACTAGTTTCTGCGATACAGATAATGTTGGAATACTTCGTTGAGTTTATGGGAACACTTATTGTAGTGTATTCTCTCTTGCTCACTGACCGAAATCCGGCAATCATGGGTCTTATATATTTTGCAGTGTACACGGTAGCTGGGGAAATGTCTGGCGGAACATTCAATCCTTTGGGAGCTGCGGCGTACTACATGATTGGTCGAACCACGTTGAATGAAATGTTGATGAATATCGCAGCTCAACTTTTCGCAATGGAAGCTGCTGTGTTATCATTTGTACCGATAAAGGCTTTAATAGGAGACTTCTAGTATATCTAAAATGAGCCTGTATCTGTATGTTATTGACCCTAATCACCGCGAACTTCAGCGTGAACATGTTCGTAATCGTCGCATCACAGATTCCGGCGTAGACCTAGTTTCCCAGAATAAGGTGTTGAATGTTGCACAATGTTCGTGCATTGGAGCTGGATGTGCGAATAATTACTGTCTACCGTGCAATCTCGGTGTTGAAATCAGGACGGGAGTCATCGCAGCAGCTGTAGATGTGTTGGGAAAGCCAGCGCCATACCTGCTTCTTGCTCGCTCCTCAACATCTCTAACTCCCCTGCGCATGTCTAATCAAATTGGACTGGCGGATGCAGGATACCGTGGTGAACTTATTGCTCGGGTAGATTGCCTTGACCCTAATCTCCAAAACTATACGATTACGGAAGGTCGCCGGCTATTCCAGATCGTTCAGCATAATTGGCTGCCGTACGACCAGGTTATTTTGGTAGATTCTCCTGCCGATCTTCCTGCTCCTCCCGACAATCGTGGTGGCGGTGGATTTGGGTCTACAGGCAACTAACCTTTAAAACATAAGCCTCTTTAGCATAGTGGTAGTGCGTTTCTCTTGTAGTCACTGACTAGTGAAGAAAAGGTCATGTGTTCGATTCACATAAGAGGCACATTCGGCATATTAAACAATGTCCCGAATGAGCCACAGGGAAACAGCATCGTGAACGACTGCTCCCCAGTATGCAGAGTAAAGCGAGAAGCCAAAACCAAATATCATCCCTAGAATGAGCACGATAGAGCGCAGAAAAGTGTTGAGAATCGGGTTCGCGGTCGGCCAGAGCAGGACGTTCATTTGTGAAACAAAACGAAATTATAAACGCTAAGAGAGGTCTTGAGGTATAAATAATGGGATATATTTATCGCATCACGAACAATCTCAACGGCAAACAGTACGTTGGGCAAACTTTACATTCAGATATCCATACAAGATGGAATCAACATAAGCGAAAATGTAAAACTATGTTGGGACGATGTCTATTCAATGCTTATGTAAAACACGGGATTGAAAACTTTAAGTTTGAAATAGTGTGTGTATGCTTTGATGAGGCATGTAATGATTTGGAGGAATTCTATATCAAGAAGTTTGGAACACTGAGTCCTAAAGGGTATAATCTGAAGGAAGGTGGAAGAAACTCGCGTCATAATGAAGAAACGAAGAAGCTTATTAGTGAGAAGAAAACAGGAGTTCCAAGTACGATTGTATATACCGATGAAATGAAGAAAGCTCGCTCAGAAAGACAACTCGCTAGTAAAAATCATAACTTTGGTAAATCGGTGTCTAATGAACAGCGAACTGCTATAAGTGAAAAAATGAAACAGATTTGGAAAGAAAAGAAGGAGGCTGGTTTCGTACAAAGTAAGACGGTCATTGATGCCCTACACAAGGGTCGCGCCGAAAAAAGAAAGATTGTTGCTAAGAAACCTAAAGTTATAACAAAAGGAAGAAAACAGCGCGTTGGAAAATACGACGATTATGATACGTTACTTGAAGAATTTGAAAGTATACAGGAAGCTGTACATAACACAGACATATCAAGTAGTCATATTTCTCGCGTGTGTCGTGGAGAAAGAAAACACGCCGGAGGATTCAAATGGAAGTTTCTTGATGTAGACTTGATTAACTTTAAACGAAATATTACAACTGGCGAAAGGTATATAACAAAACAGAAGAATACCTATGTTGTACGAGTTAAACGCGGTATCATTCTCGACTACCGATCTCACCATTCTTCGTTAGAAGATGCTATTATAGCACGAAATGAAGTCATAAACAACTTACCCGAAAACTTACTATGATACCACATACCTAATTATTATTTTGTCGCCCCCTCGTGAAAAGTTCATCCTTAATTTTTTTCTCCGGTTATGGTATAACAATACTATGGGTGGCGGATTGATGCAATTGGTGTCATACGGAGCTCAAGATATTTACATCTCGGGCAACCCCCAGATTACGTTCTGGAAGATTCTGTACAAGCGCCACACGAACTTCGCCGTAGAGTCGATTGAGGTTACCTTCAACGGCCAGGCCGACTTTAACAAGCGCGTAACTGCCGTCATTAACCGCAACGCTGACCTGATGTACAAGACGTACGTCCAGGTTGTGCTCCCGGCTATTGACCTGACGGCCTCGACCGGCACGTTCGGCTCCGCGTCGGCGAGCGGCTTCCGCTGGCTGAACTACATCGGCCACCGCCTGCTGAAGCAGGTTGAGATTGAGATCGGCGGCCAGCGCATTGACCGCCAGTATGGTGACTGGATGCAGATCTGGACGCAGCTGTCGACGGAGGCCGGAAACGTCAAGGTGCTGGACTCGATGATCGGCAACACCCACGACCTCGTACTCGTCAAGCGCACGACCGGCATTGCCCTCGATGCGACGTGCTCTAGCTCTGAGACGACGATCTCTTGCGTGCCGCGCAAGGGCACGCCCGCCAAGACGCTGTACATCCCCCTCCAGTTCTGGTTCTGCCGCAACCCGGGTGTAGCGATTCCCCTGATTGCGCTCCAGTACCACGAGGTGCGCATTAACGTCGACTTCGAGACGTGGCAGAACTGCCAGTACTTCGAGTCGGCTGTTGGTGTCCCGGCTGCCGCGCCTGCGCAGTCCCTGGCCGCTGCCTCGATCTACGTCGACTACGTCTACCTGGACACGGAGGAGCGCCGCCGCTTCGCCCAGCAGTCCCACGAGTACCTCATTGAGCAGGTGCAGTACACGGGTGCTGAGTCCATCACGTCGTCGTCCAACAAGGTCCAGCTGAACTTTAACCACCCCGTCAAGGAGCTCCAGTGGGTCGTCCAGCGCGACTCATTCGTTGACTGCTCGACGTCCCAGTGGCTCGCCTCGGTTGGCGGTGCGCAGCCCTTCAACTACTCCGACGACTTCTCCACGGACGGCATGATTACGTCGCTGCTGTCCCAGGCGTCGAGTGGCTCGGTCGCTGGCCAGGCCTCGAACACGTCCTCGGTGTCTCTGGCCACGTCGGTACTGGGCCAGGCCGCCGGTACCCAGGGTTCTTCGCTCCTCGGCGCGGACTCGTACGACCTCGGTGGAGTTGCGGAGTTCGAGTCGGGTGTTAACTACCTGCTCGCCAAGGTCATCCTCGACTCGGGCGTGCGCTGCGAGGGCAAGAACCCCGTGGAGGTCGCCAAGCTCCAGCTCAACGGCCAGGACCGCTTCACGGAGCGCGAGGGCTCGTACTTCGACAAGGTGCAGCCTTACCAGCACCACTCCCGCTCGCCGTCTACGGGCATTAACGTGTACTCGTTCGCGCTGCGCCCCGAGGAGCACCAGCCGTCCGGAACGTGCAACTTCTCGCGCATCGACAAGGCCACGCTCCAGCTCACGGTGTCGCTCAACACGGTCATCGGTGTCCGCACGGCCCAGGTCCGCGTCTACGCGCTCAACTACAACGTCCTCCGCGTCATGTCCGGCATGGGTGGCCTCGCGTACAGCAACTAAACGTGAACTCAATCTGTACCGTAATACTTGCCGTAAGGGTTTCAAAAACCCACAATTGAGTTTCAATACTGAACTTCAATTATGGTTTAAAAATAATGCAGTGGTGGGAATTGGTTGATAAAATCATTTTTATAAATTTGGATCACCGAACAGATAGATTGGAAAGCATTCAAAGTTTTTTCAACGAAGCTGGAATTCCAGCGGAAAAAGTTGTTCGGTTTTCAGCCATACGTGACATCCCAGGAATTGTTGGTTGTGGAAAGAGTAACCTTGCAGTTATGAGAATGGTGATAGATAATGGATGGGACAATACACTTATACTGGAAGATGATGTGGAATGGTTGAATTACTCAAATGAAACAATACTAGAACATATTCAAAAACCATTTGATGTCTTGATGTTAGGAGGATATTACGATGTTTTGGAAGGAAATCGTGCTATCAGAGCACTTCACGCTTCCTCCTACATAATTAAAAAATATTATGTTCCCAAATTATTAGATAATTTTGAAACTGGATTACAGAAATTGTTATCTAATAAATTCAGTTTATTTGAAAGAAAAAGGAATGAGATGATAAAAAAAGATAATGAAAATCATATAGATGTGTATTGGTGTAACCTACAACAAAAAGATAATTGGAGATGTATAGTTCCTCCAATGGTAATCCAAAGAGAATCGTATAGCGACATTCGGCACAAAATAGTTAAAGACGACTATGTTTTAGACCCCAATGTCCAGTTAATCCAAGATAATAATTAAACAAACAATTGTGGTGTAAAAATAATGTTCTTCACGCTAAAGACTTGGCAGAACAGACTCAAAGATAAAAAAGATTTGATTGTCCAAGCATCTGTAACAGACGGTTCGGATTCATGGACACCTTGGCCGATTGGGATGGGATTTGGGTATGTGAATGTTAAACATTTGGAAACTCAAATCGGTGGACGGGGTCTGTTAGTACTATGTGCCTTGAATGCAGACACTGACCAACGACGACGTCCAGAAACACCGAATCGTAAATCTTTCCTAAAAACTCTGAATGCAAACGGGATTCCAAACAAAAGTCTTGATTCGAAAGAGTACTTTCTCCAACTTCCAAATTACAAATTTGTAGTTTCGCCGGAAGGAAATGGTGTGGACTGTCACAGACATTACGAAGCTCTGGTCGCTGGATGTATTCCCATTATGGAAGATAGTCTACTTGCTAGACAAAAATACGGACGATTACCTGTGTTGTGGACGCAGGATTACTCGGAAATAACGTCGGAGTATCTGGAGACTGTATATGAAAAAATGCAGGGGCAAGTATACGATTTTTCGACGCTTTTTCTATCTTCTTATTCGCGTCCAGTTCGCCGAGAAATCCAAGAAAATTCGGATTTTTGGATGTTACGATTAACGGGCAATCGATGGTACAATAATCGTATGTATATACAAAATGGTCGATTCCACTTCATCTAATGCCGGTCGCCGCAAGACTCAGCGGATAGGAAGCCGCGCAAAGGTCATGCACGGAACTGCAGAAAAGACCTCGGGTGGTCTTACGAAAGATTGTTTAATGTACAACAAGGCTGGCCGTATTGTATCGAAGAAATGCAGCGCCACAGCTAAAAAGCGGTTCGGGTAAATTTATATATTCTTAAAACAATGAAGTTCAAGGCCTGGTATGGAGCATTAGCTATTATTGTGCTTATTCTTCTGTGGACTCTTTTCGGAAAGACGCGCGAAGGTTTGGATACTCCTACTCCTGGACCAGTAACGCCGATGGTATCAACCGAAGTCATTCCTCCCGGTCCTACTGCACCTTCCGTTCCCACAGATCTTTCTGGAAACATGAATCGTTCTTCACCTCCTATTTCGTCCGTGCCCGTTAATCGCGGTCCTAAAGGATATCTTATGGATACTCGTCCGATTCCTGGCCCGCTACCAAAAGTAGTTCAAGCACCAGTACCGGCAACTCCGGATCAAGCAATGGGACGTCCATTCAATTTGACGTGCACTGCTTCCCCTGTTCCGTCTTTGAATAATGCGATGTAGCATTTAAAAGGTAAAAATGTATAAACAACGGCCTATTCGTATAGTTGGTTAGTACACGAGACTCTGAATCTCGTAACCCTGGTTCGAATCCAGGATGGGCCATAAGCATTTTAAACGCAGCAACTTAATTATGAGAAATGCCGGAGTTCATTGTAGAAGCGAAGACCGTCCAAACTGGCGCTGTTCGCACGCTTACGGAAGCTCTAAAATGTATTCTTGTTGAGATGTCTCTTATTTTTGACTCTGAAGGAATTCGGATGGTTGCGATGGACAATACTCGCACGGTTCTAGTTCACCTTCGTCTGTACGCCGAAAAGTTCGAGAAGTTTGTTTACAACCATCCCCAAAGCAAGTTTGTGATCGGTATTAATTCTGATCACCTTCATCGTATTGTTCGTACCGCTACGAACGACGATACTATTACGTTTTACGTAGACCAAGCAGACCCGAATACTTTGGGTATTCTGCTTGAGGACGGAGAGAAGAAGCAGGTTACGCGGTACAAGCTCAATCTCCTAGACCGTGATGAGCCAGATATCCAGCTTCCTGAAACTGAGTTTTCTGCGCATATTACGATGCCTTCTCTAGATTTCCAGAAAATTTGCCGAGATATGACCTTACTTGGCGCAAAAACGGTTGAAATCAAGAATGTTGGGTCATCACTAACGTTTGGATGCAAGGGTCACTTTGCGTCTCGTACAACTGTTATGGGTGATTCGGAGAATGAGTTCAGTATTCAGAAGAAGGAAAATTCTGAGATTGTAACCGGTAACTTTTCACTGCCACATCTAGTTCTTTTCACGAAGTGCACGAATTTGTGCAACAATCTGGAAATTCATATGAAGAACGACTGGTTTCTAATGATTCGTTATGTTGTCGCCAATTTGGGAGATACTAAACTCTGCCTGATGCCTTGCTCTACGTAAATACCCGAGACAAACCCAAACAATCCTTCCAAAATATCTATCAACACGTTGGTCTCATACGGGTCAAAGAGTTGGTAGTCTATAAAAGAGTAAAGAGAAGAACTGAAAAACGCCCCGATAAACCCGAATACGAAATGCCAGAATGAATTCCAGCCGTCCGTGAACAAGGCACGCATTACAAAATTACACCATAATACTCATAAATAAATACCGACATTTGTCTCAGTAACCCCATAGCTAATCCCACCAATGCACCAGTTTCAAAGACTACGAGATAATCAACAAGAATTTCTCCATCAATACCTGTTGTGTCTTTGAACATTCGGAAATAAGGAGAACTACCTTTTGTGAAATTCTTCTCTGCAACAACAATTATACATACTCGTAAGCAGACATGTTGTAGCCATACTAAAAAGACTAGTCCGAACGCCAAACATTGAAACCAAAAAGCGGGGTATATAGAATGTGAAATAACAACCATAACGGGAATAGTGATACCTATCACAATATGGATAACTCCCAAAATATAGCCCAAGACTTCACCATCGGTAGTCAGCCAGCCATACAAAAATCGTACTGTTTTTCGGATATACGATTCCGTGAATTTTATGATATTTATGTCCATTATTACTACTTCGGTCTTGCTTTATGAGGAGTATACGTGACGTCTTCACCGATTTTAAAATTCTCAATTCCTGGATTGAGATATGAGCTGTCGGATACCGTGGTTGTTGTATTCCAAATTTTCACAATCGAGAAAGGACCTTTTGGCGAAATAGTTATTCCAACAAGTGTTTCCTTGCGATGCAGCATCAGTTCATTTGTGATACAATGTACCATCAAATTCACAAAAGTAGAATGAACAACTCGGTCTTCAATCTTTTTTGACCACGCACCCCCTGCCTCATTCTCGGGAACGTCCCACAGAGGCTTGAATCCTCGTCGCATAAAGAAGAACATTCCCGATTCCCATGCTTCTTTCGAAATTGTGTCAACTACACTCCAAAACTGTTGGGGCGTAGACACGTCCACTATCTTCACATAACTTTCCAAAGAATAATCCTTGTTGTTTGGATCATGATACCACAAAATCCAGGAATACTGGAGTTTTGTGGTCTCTATAGATGACCCCATTTTATACTCTTCTACTCTATCTTTAAAATGGATTCGTTTTTCGCACGACGAATTAGTCTACAGAAATACAATGAGCCTTACCGTAGCACAAGTTTACGAGGTTCGTTTTGGAGACAAACTGTCTCTGCCGAAAATTGTACAGGATAATATCGCAAGACTTCGAATTACACCAGTTGCATTCAAGCCATTTCGTCCACCTACTCGTGCCGCCCCTCGTACTCGCGCCCAGCCAGATAACTGGAGGGAAAATGTCCTGGTTGAAGCTGTTCGACGAGTGAAGGAGCGCGATGACCCAGAATACGATGAAGTATTTAGTTCTCTCAACAAGATTGCACCACGAACACTAGACAAGATGTCGGAGAAGATTGTTGTGAATATCAAGAAGCGCGACGAGATATTCCGGCTGCGCGTAACAACTCTTCTATTCGATGTAGCCATAACGCAGAGTAGTTACTGTGTTCTGATGGCCGATTGTGCCACGAAGATTGTCGGTGATATCCCAGAAATTCGAGAAGATTTGGCGGCGCAAACTACTATGTTTCCAAAGTTGTATAATATGACTGAGACGCTTACGTATCCTTTGATGAGTGATCCAAAGTATGCTGAGAAAGTTGTGGACTGGATGAAATTGAAGGATAAGCGGCGAGGGTATGCGAAGTTCATAACTCAATTATTTGTTCGCGGCCTTGTTGAAGAGGAGGTAGTTCTAACTTGCTTGAAACAAGTGATTGATGATTTGGGAGATACTGCGAGGCAAGAAAAGACAGAACAGACGGAGGAAAACACAACACAGTTTGTTGATTTCCTATTCGAAAGCTCCAAGGCTCTTCCAGCAACAGCTCTCTTGCTGAAAAACACTGTTTGTGAATCTGTGAAGGGATTGATTGCTCTTCCTCGTACGGATTTGCCGAGTTTGTGCATGCGGTCCCGCTTCAAGATGGAAGATATTCTCAAATGCGTTCAGTAGAATGAAGTTCAAAGAAACCCATAAAACAAATGTCCACTCCTCCCCCGGCCAGTGTTCTGCTTCGTGCTGCACAGGTATCTATGACTGAGGACCGCCCAATTTATCTCGATTACTTTCAGGACAGCTTGGAGAAGAAGTGTTGTATTGGTGTACGTGAGACGGAAAAGTTTCTAGTGAAGTCTGATTCGGAATACACGTCGACTATCCAGTCAGTTTTTAAGTGTGAGAGTTGCTATATCGTCATGACGGAAAATAGTCTGTACATCGTATCGACGGAAATTCCTATTAAGAAGATTTTGACGAGTGCTGCTACAGTCTAAACAATCTAGTCTAAGAACGTTAATGGAACTAATGTTTCCGCCTCCCCACTACTTTTTGTTTGAACCTTTGAATGATAAGGAAACTGCAAAACTCTGGTCTGCTTACAAAGAAAGGTATGGACACCAGTGTGAGTTCTCAGAAGTTGACGCGGCAGAAATAAATTCAGCAGAATCGTTTTCTCCATGGTTTGATAACTGGATTTCTCAAGTTCCAGCACGTCAATCTACGCGTGTCCGTATTCTTCTAATATGGCACTCGGAATTCCTAACATATTCATGTCAGCAAATGCTCCGTCGTTCACTTGAACAGCGGTCTTTTCGGTGTCGCGTATGGTTTCACGCCGAAGACCCCACATCCATCCAACCCGCAATTTATAGTCGGTGTGTAGCAAAACGAATTCCAACTATTCTACACTACCCCGTTATAAACTAAACGAAAATGAAGATTGTTGTATTTACTGATGGAGCATGTGGGAATAACGGTAAGAAGGCGGCACGTGCAGCATGGGCCGCATGGTTTCCCGACCACAAAGACTTCTCAAAGGCCGACTTTGTTCCTGCTGACCAGCAGCAAACCAATCAGCGAGCGGAACTTATGGGGATTTCCCAAGCTGTTCAAATTATCGAAAAAAATTTTCCGTATGAAACCGATATTCATATCTTTACGGACTCAGAGTATTCTAAGAACTGTCTCACAACTTGGCTTCCATCTTGGCTTTCGCATAATTGGAAGACGAAGCAGGGTAAGGATGTGTGTCACAAAGACCTGATTGAAGATACTGCGAATCGTCTCGCAAAGTTCAGTTCGTTCACCATTACACATGTGGAAGCACATACCGGTGGAACTGATTACAATAGTGCAAACAATGCCCAAGCCGACCAAATGGCTACCCGCGTCCTGAACCCAGACGAGCCAGAAGTCAAGATTATCACAAATACGCAAGTAGCAGTTGTAGGTCTGCCTCTAACCTTGATGGGTCCTCCAGTGAGCGATACAGTTATTCATGCATGGTGTCGAAATAATATGGATAAACTCGATCAGGCAGCCTTGAATGCTGCACTTGTATCGGCACTATCAAAAACTGTGAAGAAAAAGGGATTTGATTTGGTTAAGCAGAAGCTACACAGAAATACGCAGTACCGTCTTCTTTCGGCAAATCATTTAATTGCAGAAGATACAATAATAACAAAGGAAGAATGAGCATCACAGCATATCATTTCTGGTCACCAACGTGCGGTCCCTGTAAGGTCATCAAGCCTGCGATTGAAGACCTTAAAGATGAGTTTCCGTCCGTTTCATGGGTTGTTGTGAATACTCACGAAGATCACCAAGGACTATCTCGAACTCTAGGAGTTCAAGTAGTTCCGACGATTGTTGTTGTTGCACGTTCTAAGGAGGGTGCTACTATATATACCGACAAGCATTCGGGAACTGCGATGATGGGATATTATCGTATTATACGGGCTGCTATGCGATTGGTTCCGCAATAATTGTGTTGTCTACCACACCATTACGTACCGCTTCAAAAATCATAGTATTATTTCCAGGCGCTCCAGGAACTGCGCACGTTTGAGGGTCAGACGTTTTTGTTTGTTTAGCCGCAGTACTTGCTGAGCTATTCAAGTTCAGTGCACCAGATGTTAACGTGAATTTTTCGGTCGCTCCGATATTCAGCGTGTTTCCAATCCCACTTGCTGCCCATGCTCCCCAGAATCCAACAGTTCCACCTACAATACCTAAAACCCAAGCCATTAGAAGTCCACGCCAATCTGTTGGTGGACACCGGCTAAAAAACTTGGATTGAGACATAATAACTGATGTCTGTGCGGAAGCAAGAATAATAACGGTAAAGAATGCGATAAGCGCACCTGGACCGGCATTAATAGACGCTAGCCCCATAAGAAAATAGAATCCAACAGCAAGTGTGAACACTATGACTGACGGAGACTTTGCCGGTATCAGGGCATAACTACCTATGTACAAAGGGAAATCACAAACTCCTTCTGGAGGAGATAGTGCGAGTGTCGGTGCTACACCAGCCATTATATTACCCTAGAGTGTCTTTATTTTTCGTTAAACTAGAGATTTGGGTGCGAATTGGTTGCGCATTCCCGATAATGCACTGCTCACAGCACTATATCCACCTTTGAAAAAGAATCCATCAAGGATAAAGTTCAGTGCGACTGCGAATATCCCGACGAGAAGACCGACCATAAGGTTTGCGTTCTCGAAGAACATTGCGGCAAACACTGTGAACATACCCAGTGATACAGGTAAATACAGCACAACGACCTTAGATATCTGCCATATGTATTTACCATCTTTATCCGTAGCTATGGCTCCGATTCCACCTGCAACCATAAATATACCAACAAGAACAAACTGGACAATTGCGATGATTGTCCCCGCTTCCATTGATTATTCCTGAGATACAAAATAACGCCAAACTACAAATGAGTATTTATAGCTCGACTGGGTTAAATTCTCAGTGGACGGGGAACTGTAATGGTCCTAATCAGAGTCCAATCAATCTCTCACAGTCTTTCGCAAAACCTTGTGATGTTCTGTGTGAGCTTGTTTTTGATGAGGCGTACACGACTACGGCAAGTGTTAGTGTAAATGCTATAGGTCTTGTCCTCACGAACCAGGCGGGGTTGGGAACTTGTAAGTTTAATGGAGAGGGGTACACGTGTAACGCGTTAGTTGTGAACCACCCAAGCCATCACACTATTGAAAATATCCAGGCAGATGCAGAAGTTATTGCTATTTTTCAGAACCCGACCGGGAAATTTCTTCTGGTAAGTTCACTTGTTCGCGTGAACCCTGCTCCCACACCATCTAGCTCATTTTTGAATGCCTTTATTTCGTATGCGAATAAGGATACATTCACCACAGTACAACTGGGAAGTGATTGGACGATGGGAATGATGGTTCCTACAACTGGAGCTTACTACGTATACGATGGAACGTTCCCGTTTCCGGAGTGTAATCATGTGAAATGGGTAGTCTTCAACTCTATGATTAATATGGACGCAACGGACTTTGCGATGCTCACAAAAAATGGACCGGCTGGATCACGACCACTGCAACCACTTGGTGACCGCGAAGTGTATTTCAACAGTGCTGACCATCTTGCTGGAGGAGTTATGCCTCACGATAATAAAATCTACCTTCGTTTACGACCGGCAAAAGGTATAAAAGTGGGTGCGGGCAATGACGTAAAGCCCGTAAAGTCAGTACCTATAGCAGATAAAAAGGAAGATAAAAACAGTGTAGTTGCGCAGATAAAAGACTGGTTACATGGTCAGGTATCTACGAATGGGTACATTGCTATGATAGACGGTGCACTTATGATTTTAGCTATTGTGATTGCTCTTTATTTTGCAGTATACCGTCATCGCGAGTTTTCATCGCTTATGATGTTAAGTCCCATCGCAATTGGGTTTGGACGATGGATACGTTCCTTCTTTATTTCTCCTACACCGAATGTTTAACTAATTCCGCCGGTCATCCCAGTACGTTTCGTAATCTTCCGGCTGTTCATCCCAAGCCGTTTCTTCAACTTCATCTAGTGGAATATCTCCGTTATCCAAAGCGTCCTGGACTTTATCTCGCTTGACCTTAATCTTTCGCTCCACCGTCTTCCATTCGTCTGCCGGAACAGGAACGGGGGAAACTAGTCCTTCCTCCGGAATATCATCATTTGAGAATTCCTCCTCTTCATCAACACTCTTCCATGTATGGTTAGTTACTGGTGGATTTCGGTGAAGAATCAGTTCTCGTTTTGTGTATGGATTTGGTAGAGGCATAGGCATAGGCTCACTCACCTTCTCAAGAAAGCTCGGTCCACGAAATTGACGTTGGGGGCGCTGAGTGTTCGTATTCACAATCATCGCCGGAAACTCCTCTTCTACAATCTTGATTTCGGGAGCAGGCCGAGGATTCTTGCGATTACGCAGATGTGGGGGAATATAAGGTACCGACATGATAGATACGTTTCGTATATTCAGACTGCGAAAATCCGTTTTGGAAAACGAACTTACATAGTTGATTGGTGTACAATCCAAAGATGACGTGTGGTGTAACTATTTCGTCCACTGGATCAGTTGCTGAGATTCAAGTTCCAGCAAAAACATCCGATGTCCTAGAATGGATTCGCAAGAAGTACAAGACAACAGCTATTCAATTTCAGGGGAAAATTCAAAATCCTTTGAAGGAGACTCAATGGCTAGCTGTATTCGCAGCACCATGTGATGACCAGGATTCAGCAAATTCACACATGCTGCCGTCGCCATTCGACGAGGAACTGTATTCAGGCAATATCATTATACTCGCAACCGAGTCAGAAGACCAGGACGAGTATGAGCCTAACGTATCCGAGTATACGAACTTGAAAGCTTCGGACTATAATGCTCTTTATCAGGAATGGACATTCGCAGACAATGAGGAAGAAGATGATGAAGGTATTGTTGCTGCAGCAGACGAAGACGGTGAAGAAGAGGATGAGGACGGTGGTGAAGAAGAGGATGAAGAAGACGACGTTGTTCGTGAACTTGTTCATGCTCGTCCAGTTCATTCGCGTTCAAAGAATGTGTTTGTAGACTCTGCTATTCGCGATAAAGTTCTGGAAAACTTCACTGAACTTCTCGAAGATGCAGAACTTGCTCGAACGCTCGAAGATTCAGTCTTGCATGTTATTAGCGACCAAGCTTTGAAGGAAGGAATTGAAGTTGATTGGGGCAATCGTGTGTTTTGGAGTATGTATCGTAATCGTGCTATCTCTATTTATGAGAATATTATGGGTACTCGCGGATATGTTCAGAACACGGAAGATTGGGCCACGAAACTAAAAACTGGTCAAATTACACCCAGGTTATTTGCTGAGATGACTGCAGTCGATATGTTTCCTCAGCGGTGGAAGGCAGCTATCGAACGGATTATCGAGAAGGAAAAGACGTTATACACCAACAAGGGTACTGCTTCTATCTTTATGTGGTGTTCTCGGTGCAAGAAGAAGGCGAAGTGTGATTATTATCAGCTACAGACGCGTTCGGCGGATGAGCCGATGACGACGTTTGTGACGTGTCTTGAGTGTGACCGACGCTGGAAATTTTAATCGACACATCATTCGCAGGAACAATAATAGAAGGCTTGGGAGATTTGTAAATTGGGTCGATAAGTTCATTGGATAGTTTATCATTCATCTTACCTATCGCAAACGGAGAATCTACATTTCCAGGATAAACATATATTGGGTGTAATCCATTTGTTATTTCCGGTTTCATAACGTCAGGTGTTGTTTCACCGAACTTCTTCTTGAAATCGCGTATAATCGTATCCGGTATCTGAGGAGATGTTTCTTCTAGTCGTCCAGATTCATCGCGTACGATTTTTAACATGTCTTTCGCAGGCATTCGTTCAGAGCGTGGAAGAGCAAGTTCAATAAGAATAAATTTATATATCTTTTTATACGTTATATCTGCTATACGATGAGATTCTGAACGTTTTGCCCAGGCGAAATAACTACTCACGGTTGTTAGCATAGCAACGGAAAGAGTTATAATTCCAATAGCAATATTTGCTATGCCGGTATCTCTCACCAGTGCCGTTACTCCAATTGACGCAGAGCCTGATAATGTAGCCATAACGATGGACGGTAAAGTTATAGCAGTGCTTAAGTGAGAATAATACTTTTCCGAACGGTCATGTAACCAAGAATAGCAAAGAGACCGTTCCCCCTCGTCTGATAATATTTTTTCAAGTTGGGAGTTCCATGATGCTTGTCCAATAGAGTCATCCATTGTAATTTCCTGGTAGTAATTAATGGTGTGGGTGTATGACTACCCGCTTTCAAAGGATGAACGAAAAATCCAGCTGTTCCTCGAGGAACAGTTTGGGAAACGAAGACCGGTTGAAAAAATTGTACGTCTAATGAGTTTGTACCGCTACTTGAGAACACATACGTTTCGGTCAGCTCATGATATCCAGACATCATTTTTCATGGACAAGAAACACCAAACCCCTATATTCAATGAAGATACCGCACAAACGGTATATAGAAGCCTTCATCATCGTGGAGGGTCTAGCGAATACGCGTACGCGAATGAACTTATTAAGTTGAGTGGCGAATACGTTAAATCTCACGACCCTACCCCAATTTCGTGGATAGCCGAAAAACTTTTCCAACTTCTTGTTCTTCCTGCGAATATTGCGAAAACAGTCATTGGATCAGAAACATTTGATTTAAGTGCAGATTCTCTCCATGCACTTATCGAGACAGGTGTATCTGGTGTGAACGGAGTTGCTGCTGATGCTGGAGGACCAATTGGACTTGCTGCCGTAGGTATGTTTACGGCGATTGCTGCTGGCGTTGGTGCGTCACTCGCATTAGCTCAAGGTGATGTTGCTCAGTCCATAGTTCACATTGTGAACTTTATTCCGGGAATAGGACCTGCTCTCATCAAAGCTCTGAACAAGCTTGAACATATCGGGAAAAACATCGATTCGCATCGGGAAAAGTTTGGAAAAATTCCGTTTGTTGGACCGTATCTTCGCGATATGGTTCCCGACTTGAAAAAGAAAGGTGGTAAACAGTTTTCAACTAGACGGCATAAGGTAACCAAATGTCCGACGACCAGACGGAACAAGTTCGCACGACACTGAAAGAATGGGTAGAGCTTGATAATCAAGAGCGGTCTCTTCGTCAGCAAATCAAGGAAATCAAGGATAAGAAGACAAAAAACTCCGAGCTTATCCTGAAGTATATGCGTGATAATTCAGTGGACGATTTCAAGATTGAAGGACAGGGAAGTTTGAGTCGCTCAGTGCGCACATCCCGTCCTCCTCTACGTCGTGAACAAATTCGTACCCAGCTTCTTATCCAGTTTGCTGACCAGCCACAACGTGTAGCTGAAGCTCTGCGGTCAATTGAAGGAGTTCCGGAAGGGTCAGATGATATGTCTGTTGGTGGAACTCAGCGCGAACTACTTGTTCGCCACATTCCCAAGCGTAAGACGTGAAATAGCATCTTTCGCTGCTAGTTGTTCTGCCTGCTTTTTCGTAGGAGCTGTCCCGATTCCCAAATGAATACTTTTTTCATCTACCGCAGCCATAGTATACATGTTTGTCGACGCAGAAATAACTGTATAGGTAGGCGTATGATGAAATCTAGCTTGGTACAACTTTTGCAGTTGTTCCTTGAAGTTCCGATTATTCATTAGAATTCGAGGAATATCAATATAGGTCTCAACCAAACAAACCACAAACGAATACAGAATCTTGAAATCATTACCAGAATCAGTCCACAATGCTCCAATAAATGCTTCTAGGATATCTCCTAGTTTCTTGGAGTTTATACGTCCGGCACACACATCTTCATTGTGTCGTGAAATAATATAAAACTTATCCAATCCAATTTTTTGGCTTAGAGTTCCAAGCATTTCGTTACATACAATTTCCTTCTTCAAATCGGTCATAAATCCTTCATTTTCGTCCGGAAACCGTTTCATCAAGTATGTAGACACACATGCTCCCAAAATCGAGTCACCCAAATGTTCTAGTCGTTCGTATGATTCATCAAATAAACCAAGACAGTCTCGTGGTTTTTCTGCTAGTTGAGCCTCTTCTCCCGTTGGACTAGTATATTCTGCTCGCTTAACGTATGATGAATGAACCATCGCACGCTGAAATAGTTCAGTACTAGAAATACCAAAATCACAATTATGTTTGGAAAGAATCGCTTGGATATCCGGCTGAGTAAACAAGCGATTTTTTGAATTGAATGGATTGTAAAGAACTTGCGTGCTCATTTCTTTAGTTTACGACTGTTCTGTTTATTCCTACGAGTCCGTTTTCCTCCAGCCGAAGACAGAACACTCTTAACAACAGAATCAATCTTCTTCCAGTTCGTTAAAAAAAGTTGAGCTTCCTCAGGATGCTCAGTCTTTAATGTTTTCAGAGCCACCGACAGTGACTTTTCGATGCTTGGTTCGTATTTCTGAATAAGGTCTGGAATCTGCTTAATCGCAGCATCTCTCGCTGCGTTTTTTAGAAAGTCAAACGCCATTACTCATACCGCAGACATTATTCATCGTTATCGCCAGGAACAGTTCGCGTAAAACTGAACTCTTCCGAGACCATTTCCCGCTTACGATTTTCTACAATCCACTTGAACAACCCATCAGCATTGATTTGAGTCGCACTCGCAAAGTACTGATTCGTAAGTTCCTTTAGGTCCTTTTGGGATAGAGACCATGGCTTTGTCCATTCTGAAGGACGCTTGATGGAAATCGTTGAACCGTCTTCCTCCACCTTCACCTTCTTGAACTCACTGAATTCAGGACGCTTCAGAATTTCAGCAATATCTAGCTCTACAATTTTACGAGCGTCGCGTTTCTCATACACTTGCTTATTCAAATCACGAAGTTCATCGTCAATCTCGCGGTAGTTGCGAATATGCGCCTTAAGTTCAACTAGAGTACCCTGCATTTTTACTTCATGGTAAGAAGTAAGAAGATTATCCGTTTTCAATACAATGTACTTTGATTCGAGCGAAGTAGAAAATCTGCGAAAAGTGTTCAACCAAGAACGCCCGTCTAAAACACCTATACAGAAAGGGTCTCCAGACACCGTATGGAAAAACATTCAGTCACGTCTTCAGGATGAATGTTCTAAGAACAATGCAGAGTGTGTTATTGTATCTCTTCTGTCCAAACCCAAAGCTCCTTCTACGTGGAGAACAAATCCAGAAGAATGGTTATCATCTATTGATATTGATGCTGTCGAGAAAAGGTATCAGAAGATTTTTCCCGAATACTTTTACGTCGGAACAGTCCCTATAGATTTTGGATCTAAATCCAAGACTGGTACGTGTCTCGTAAATTCCCTATGTTCCCTCGATATTCGTGAAATTTATAGGAAAGGGTATCGTCAAATAGGCATAGTGTTCAACACAGATAAAAGCACCGGTCCGGGCGAACACTGGATTGCTCTTTTTTGCGATATTCGTCCCGATTTAGACTTTCCGCGAATAACGTATTTTGACTCGTATGCGACCAAACCAGAAAAGGAGATTCAACAACTCATGAAACAATGGTCAGAATCATGGAATTCTACAGGTATCCACAAGAAGCCTATGGCTATAACGTACAACAAAACTCGTCACCAGTACGAAGATTCCGAGTGTGGAATGTACTGTTTGTATTTTCATTTGTGCTGTTTAGTTGGTATTCCAATGAAAGACAAGATTCCTGACCAGGTCGTTAGAGGTTTTCGTGGACTTCTATTTAAAGTATAATATAATGGACTCACATTGGGTTAGATGGGTTAATGTTGTCGTGAGTGTTTTGTTTGTTGGAATTATCATTTATGCATTTTTTCAGGCGATTATTCGTAGTCCTAAGTAATAATGGACTGGTATCAGTATTCCGGGACAGTGTTGGCTGCAGCCATTGTACTTGGACTCATAGGATATGCTCTTTACCATCTTTTGACTCCTTCGGACATTCAGGCGTCGGTTGCTGCTGAATCAACGTTTAACGCGTACCAAACAGTTATGAAACTCGCGCCTTTGGGATGCCCTACGACGCCATCATACCGGCTGTGTGATTACTATATGGCTTCATCGGCCTACTCTCTGTTTCCTGGCTCAAAGATTTATGATTATATTACCGACAGCGTCATTCCACCACTGATGAAATCAGGTCCGCGTCTTGTTGAATTGGATATTTACACTGATGTATCAGACAATCCAGTGGTAGGCTTGAAGAATCAAACTCTTGGGACAGATTATGCTTATAATACAGTATCATTTGAAGCGTGCTGCGTAGCATTAGCAAATAATGCATTTAATTCTGTAAGTTGTCCCGTTTCTTCTGACCCGTTTGTGCTCAGTCTAGTGTTCCATACCGATAAAACGAATGTGATAGATGCGTGCGCACAAATTTTGAAAGATACGTGCCACACTTATCTTTTGGATTCGTCCTACAGTTACCAGCGCAAGAATCTAGCAATAGAGCCGGTATGCAATCTGCAATCTAAACTTATTGTTGTATCCGGACCTGAAACGAAAGGAACGTTGATGGACGAAGTAGTGAATATGTCTTGGGGAACATCTACGTTGAGGCGATTAACGTACAAGCAAGCATCCCAGACGCAAGATAGTGATGAACTGATAAACAATAACCGCAATAATATCACGATGGTTGTTCCGGATATTGGGTCGGATTTAGTGAATGTGAACCCTCAAATTCTGTTAACATATGGATGCCAGTGGAACTTGATGAATTATGGGTCAGTAGATAGTGCGATGGAAGTTTATATTGGCGAATTCCAAGAAAACAGTCTCGTATTAAAACCCGAAGCTCTTCGCGCACTCGCAGTCAAAAAGTATGCTCAACCAGTACTTCCAGACCCGGCAGTATCTTTCCAGCCCATGCAGAAAACTTCACCAATCTACACTATCACGGTGTAATCTAATAAATTCTCGCGTTTAAAACAAAAATGTCGAAGTGGATGGTTCACCTAAAAAAGACGATGCGCGCGCACAAGGGCATGAAGCTGGGTGCGGCCATGAAGCTTGCGGCCAAGACGTACAAGAAGCACAAGGGTGGTGCTGGCGAGGGTGCTGAGCCTGCGGGTGCTGAGGGTGCGGATGCCGCGGCTACGGCTGCGGATGTATCGGGAGGTCGCCGCCGTTCCCGTAAGGGCGGAAAGACTGCGCGCCGCACGCGTCGCCGGTAGATATCATTCTAACCATTACTAACCACATAGACCGTAATAAACCATTCCTATAGGCGCACATCTTTGTGTCCATACGAAAGGTTCGGCCTCGAAGTCCATTTACGGAAAAAAAGATTATACTGAACATACAAATACAATGGGTGGTGGCCTTCTTCAACTCGTAGCCTATGGCGCTCAGGACGCATACCTATCCGGAAATCCCCAGATTACTTTCTGGAAAGGACTGTTCAAGCGCCACACGAACTTCGCGATGGAGCCGTTTCGTATTAATTTAACTGGCCAAGTTGGATGGGGCGTTAAGCATTCGGCAATTATTGGTCGTCATGCTGACCTGCTGTACCACACCTACCTCGATGTAACGTTACCTGCCGGCTCCGTTTTTAACAATGACCAGGCTCGTTTGGGGTACAATCTTATCAAGTACGTTGAACTTGATATTGGTGGACAGGTCATCGATCGCCTGTATGGAGAGTGGCTGTATCTGTGGGACACTCTAACGTCCGATACTCGCACTGCTCTTAAGCTTCATCAGATGGTAGGTGTGAGTGCGGCTCCGGGAACATTTACTGTTCCATCTACGTCAAGCTGCGTTGTAGGTGCATCGGGTCAGCCGGGTCTACCGACTCAGGTCGTTATTCCACTCAGCTTCTTTTACACGAAGAACCCAGGATGCGCTCTACCGCTCATTGCCCTACAGTACCATGAAGTGAAAATCAATATTCTGTGGAATGATATTAAGTTCGCAGCAGGAAACTTCAATAATACGCTAGCTGCACCGTCTGCGGCCGTGCACATTGACTACATCTACCTCGATACGGAAGAGCGCCGCCGCATGGCGCAGAACTCGCACGAGTACCTCATTGAACAGCTACAGTACAACGAGGACAAGGGTATTTCGTCGTGGTCAAATCGCATTGACTTGACGTTCAATCACCCAGTCAAGGAACTTGTTTGGGTAGTCCAGCCTTCGGAGTACACTCAGTGCAAGCTTGCCCAGGGTCTACGCGCATCAGCCACTCGTCTCCAGCCGTTCACGTATGACCAGAATGCGGTATACGAGCAGCATCTCCAGATTAATGGACAGGACCGCCTTGACCGCCGCTATGGACAGTACTACAATACTACCCAGCTGTACCAGCACCATACGGGTAGCGCACACTCAATTTACGCCAGCACGAATACGATTGCTGCAGTGGCTCAGCCCGGAATTTACGGATACTCGTTTGCTCTGAAGCCTGAAGAACACCAGCCTTCTGGAACGTGCAACTTCTCGCGCATTGATACGGCGACATTGGTGATGACGTTCGCGAACTCGGCGACTCTCTCTCCTGAAACCGATCAGACGTACGAAGTTCGCGTCTATGCCGTGAACTACAATATTCTGCGCATTATGTCTGGAATGGGCGGTCTAGCGTACTCTAACTAAACGTAAAGTAAAGTAAATCTTTAACCTAATTTTAAAACTAAAGCGGCTTCTAGACTTGGAATCCACTTTAGAAAAACTGGTCAACGAACGATTTCATACCCGGAAACATTCTTTCAACGGTTGTTTTCATCATATCGCACTTTATGCTCTGGCTTTGTCCACTAGCTATTTTTCCCAAAAGTCCAGTCATGAATGTTTTTTGAAGTACTTGGAAAAGTCCAAAGATAGAAAGAATTACGATATCGGTTACAGCAATAAATGAAATAGTTATTAAGTTGGAAACAATAAGTTCAAAGACCGAATGATTCGTGAGAATTGAAAGTGTTATCGCCAATCCTATAAATAAAGCACTTATAAGTCCCACACTTACTCCGACATACGTAACTATTCTTTGATTTTCTTCGGACGAATCGTTTGTGAATTGGGGTTTTCCAGATTTATCTACCTTTCCAAGAGAAACATACTCATTTCCTAAACTAGATATCTCTTTAACTAGTGAGATGTTTTGTATATAACCGACATACGTAAAATAAAAAGTAGTCAGAAAAATCAGAAAGAATGCACAATGCATCAGTAATTCAATTACAAAAAGAACAACCATTATATTAATGGAGCAGACATTTTGGAATGGACGAGAATACATAGCGAAAGGACTCGTTGATGGTCTTTTGGCGTCTGCGTATTTGTGGATATTTTGGATGCCGTTTATTACTGCTGCAGCACTTCCATTGAATGTGGCCCAAGTAAAAATGTTCTTATGCCAAAAAGCTCAAAATCAGACTATTTATTCGCCGAATTCTACCGGTAATCGTACGTCAAGTTTTGAAACTTCCGCCCAAGCAGACCACCAAATTCAAGATAATTCAGAAATTTATTCGAAAAACGTCACAGGCCTCACAGTATTGTGGTGCTTAGGACTCTTTTTTGTATGTTTGTGCTTCTTTTTAGCCCACATCCTAATTCAGTGGGCGAGATTGGACTGGAACTCTACTATGCTCTTTAACTTTATTTTAGCGATTGCTATAACTATCATTGAAATATGTTTCTTTGTTGGAGTTGGATTGAAGTATAATTCGTATGACCTGAATTACGCGTATAGCAAACTGAATATTTAATCGAAGCTCATCATCACGTCAGACATCGAGATAGAACTTTCTTTCTCGGACTCCTGCTCTACCAACGCACTTACTGCTCTGCGTTCTTCCTCGAACATAACATGGTCTTCCTCCGTTCCCTCGGGCAACTTGGTTTCATCCACGAGAATGTCTACGAACCCAGTTCCACATGGAGGTTTCTGTCCGAACATGATGTTCGCAGACACTCCGCGCATATTATCACTCTCTCCCATCAACGCTGCATTGAATAGATGCTTCGCAGTTTCCTCGAATGAGGATTTCGCCAAGACACCGTTCTCAGTATTCTTCGACATACCTGTACGGTCAGCCTTTAGGAAGAATCCGGGGTACGTCATCGCATCCACTAGCGTGATTAGGTGATGGTAATTAATGTACTCGCGCGAAAACACTGATTTGAATTCACGTAGCAAGGCGATGCGCGCAGTCTCGATTCCAAACACTTGCTTGATTTCATGGATATCGTTAGAGAATGAACGGAATGGATCGGTATTAGGAATTGTCGACAAGTCCAGGAGATTCGTACCTTCTACATCCAATACATGTTGCTTCGCTGCAACCCATCCTCCGACCTTTTCATCATACATCATATGGTCTTTGACTTCACGAACATATACGTTCCCAATTCCTTCAACACCCGTAAGAACCGTATCCAGCAACTTATCTTCGATGAAACGGAGTGAGAGCATGTTTTTTACTGCATCTGCCCCAAACACAATACGCAACACCAACTTGTCGGGAGCATTCGTATCGGTATGAATACACTCAAACACTTTCAGGACACGATTATTCTGAATCTTTGCTGCGATAATCGTCATATCAATAACTTGCCGAGCCGCAATTTCTTCCGTGTCGAGTTCTAGACGCATAACCCATGGAGATGTACATAGCTGGCCGTTGGTGACTGAGAACTTTTGATACGACTGAAGAATGTCGCGGTCTTCCTGAACGGCAGTGCTTGTAGATAGCGGATTCGGATCGTAGTAAATTCGCACTGACTTCGTGATGTTGCGCAACGTCGTTTTCTGGATTTCGCGCTTCTTCGCAATCACTGCTTCCAGTGTTCCAGCAATACTTGCATCCAGATAAACTACATTCAAAGGAGTCTTTGGGTTTGGCGACGCACCGAGAAGTTCCATAATACGCGGTACACCCTCGGTAGCATTCGCGTTCGCAGTTCCAGCAGAGTGGAATGTGTTTAGCGTAAGCTGTGTCGTCGGTTCACCAACGGACTGGGCAGCCAGCGTTCCAACCATTTCTCCTGCATGGACGAGCGACTTGGTGTACCGGAAATGAACATCCTTCAGCATCTCGTCAAACATCGCACGTGTGAGGCGCATCTTGAGAATAGACTTCTTTGGAGCAAAGTAGAATCGGAGAAGGATTTGGAATAGTTTGTTGTGGTGTAGCCATGACTGCGCACACATCTTCGTCAGCTCGTCGACAACATACGCTGGAGTCAAGTCAGTTTTTACTGAGTATGGATTTGTGTACTTTTCGGTTATGCGTCCCAGATGAACCGGAACAAATACATCTTCATTCTTCGTGTAGCGAAACACATCACGAACAAGCACATCACGATCGTCAATGATTTCATCCACCATATCCGGGAAATCCGAGACTTCACCTTTTACGACTGCAGAAATATCATCTGCCGAAATCGCAAAGTCGCGGTAAATCTGTTCCAGCGTCATAAGAGCCAGTGAACATTCATACTTTTCTATGCACGTAGAATCTGCTCCGTCACCGCCATAATAGAACTGTACGATTGCACCATTCACATTCCGCACTGTTCCATCGTATTCCACGTGGATATCTTCCATAGTTTTCACCAGACGACGCTGAATGTATCCTGAATCACTAGTTTTGACTGCTGTATCAATAAGACCTTCGCGTCCTCCCATGGCGTGGAAGAAGAACTCGGCCGGTCGAATACCGCCAATAAAACTTGACTCCACAAATCCACGAGATTCCAATCCGTCATCGAAACGATGGAAATGGGGAAGTGTTCGGTCCTGCAAACTGTACTGAATACGTTTGCTCGCAACATTCTGTTGGCTCAGCATAGCCATCATCTGAGTAATATTCAGCATCTTTCCCTTAGAACCTGATTCAACCATTTGGTACATTCGATTGTCGTCGGGCATGGAGTTCTTCACAAGTTCTTCGATGGTACGATTGGTATCTGCGATAATCTTCATAATCTCAATCTCCATCTGTGCACCTGGCTCACGTCCATCGCCATTCAGGAACGTTCCAGCATGCATTTGGGTCATCAAATTCGCAACATTCTGCTTTCCGTCCGAAATAATTTTTTGAACTTCAGTTTCAGTTTTCGCATCCATAATTAGGTCCGATGGACCTACCGAAAATCCAGAGAACAGATTGTACTTCGTCACAATATTTTGGATATCGTCAATAAACTGACCAGCACGCTTAGGTCCAAAATCATTGAAGATTACGTGGATAGCACCTTTCGACGCAGAATCGTATGCTCCAGCCTTTACTAGTCCTTTGGTTAGAACACCATTCTCAACTGTGATTTGACCATTGAGGTTCATGAGAGGAAATGCGGTGGAGAAGATTTCCTTGCCCGTGATTTCCCGGTCTTTGCGGCGGTAAGAAGACAACGGTTTCTTCATACGAGCCATGATATTCATCGCAATATGTTCGGGAACTTTGACCGAGTCTTTTGAAAGACGGTACGATCCAGTCATCGTGTCCTGAATAATACGAATAATTGGCGAGTTGGTGCGTGGCGACACGATTTGCCGCAGAACGGTTGCGAGATACTTTAGTTCTGATGCGGAAGCAATGCTTTGCGGAACGTGCATATTCATCTCATCACCATCAAAGTCTGCATTGTACGGCTTGGTCGCACTAACATTCAGTCGGAACGTTGAGAATGGTAAGACGCGAATACGATGGCATTCCATAGACGCTTTGTGTAGCGACGGTTGACGATTGAATAGCACCACATCTCCATCAATGAGATGACGATTCACAATATCACCCTGCTTCAAATCCAACGTTTCAGGATTAATGAATTTCAAGTTTACCGTTTTGTTATCGTGTTTCTTGAATACAGATTTCGCTCCAGGGTACTTTCCAGGTCCGTTGCGGACATAGGACATAAGACGATCGCGATTGTACACGGTTACAATTTCGGGGAAGGTCAAATTTCGCGCAATTTCTTCGGGAACTCCAAGTTCATCGACGTCGATGTTAGGGTCGGGTGTAATCACGGACCGAGCAGAGAAATCTACGCGCTTTCCCATCAAGTTTCCACGAACACGTCCGGTCTTCGCTCCCAAACGGGACTTCAGGGTTTTCAGTGGACGGCCTGAACGCTGAGCAGCTGGAGGAAGACCTTTGATATCGTTATCAACATACGTGGCCACATAAAACTGGAGGAGTTCGGTATGTTTCTCAATCGAGTCCGCCGAATCACCCTTATCAATGCGGTCCTGCAATGCCCGATTATTACGAACAATATCAATTAGAATATGGGTTAAATCATCTTCCATGCGCTGATTATCTTCCATGATTACGGATGGTCGAACAGTTAGAGGAGGAACAGCTAGAACGGTACAAATCATCCAATCGGGACGGCTGAACTTTGAGCTGAACCCAATAAGGTCTACGTGACGGTCAGTAATGCGCTGGAACGTTCGCAAAACCATTTCGGTTTGCAGTACAATCGGTTCGGCGTCCTCATCAGCAGTCATAGCCATAAGTTTCGCGACAGTATCGTCCTTCTTTGAAATCTTCGTGATAACCGGAGAGCTGCAGTGTGCACACCCTCCAGTTGCTTTCAGAAACTTCTTCTTGTATTCCTCGGTGGATTCACGCACCGCTTGAAACCTGTCCATTCCCGTGAGTTTCGCAGAGATAGCTTCTAGCTCTTCGTCTGGAAGATACGGGTTCGAGCAGTTCAGGCATACTAGGAGTAGAAATTTCTGGATTGGGTCAATAAATTGGTAGAGATACACGGGACGAGCTAGTTGAATGTGTCCAAAATGACCTGGGCACAAGATATTTGTTTGCTTGCATGTCGGGCAGCGCTCGCCGTTATTAATCGTTCCGAAATGAGCATCAAAGACGCCACCGGGTACTGGATGACCAGCCTGGTACGCTTTATCGGTAATGACCTGAACAACGCTGCGCTTAGCGATTTCATCGGGGTTTGCGATTCCAAACTGGACACCGATGATAACGTCCCCCATCCTTGTAGTTAGTAGAGTATTGTCTTTAGACCGGTCCATTTTTAAGATGCGCTTCCCCGCGCCACTTTGAATGTTAGTTTCCAAAAATCATCATCTCCAACTATTTCATGAACCAAATCTTTGGAAAACACTTCGTCTACCGATTCACGCCAACTCTCGAATTCAGGACCTAGACGTTGGCCAAACTTCTTTTTGTCTTTGATTTTAAGACGATTCAAGCTGTAAAAGATTCGGTGACACACGGATTTCACCAATGCTCCATCATCACTTTCATCTTCTAATCTGTGAACAGCCGAATACCATTCTTCCATCCTATTACAATTTCGGTTGAAAGAATAATGGGGAGGACTACACGACGAAAGAAAAATCGTCGCAAAGTTCTTCGAGGCGGAGGTCCAAACGAAGATTTATTGGAAGCTGCGCAAAGTGGTAATCTCGATGCTTTAAAAGCTGCACTGGATGCAGGTGCTGATATCAATGCAGGAAAGAATAATCTAGGTCCTTCCAGTTTGTTTATAGCCAGTTCAGAAGGACACCTTGATATCGTCAAAGAACTTCTTTCCCGCGGAGCTATTATCAATATGCTAGATATGCTTAGTGGTAGAACTGCCTTGACGGTCGCTATCACGAATAACCACCTCGAGGTGGTGAGAGAACTTCTAGACCGTGGAGCTAATATTGAAGGGAGGGATATGTATGGTACAACTGCCTTGATGAGTGCTGTAGGTGGTAATCGCATCGACATTGTAAAGGAACTTCTTAACCGCGGAGCTAACTTCAATGTGGCGGAGAAGAGTACTGGTGATACAGTGCTCTATAACGCCAGTCAACAACGCTTCTTGGATATAGTAAAAGAACTTCTTAACCGTGGAGCTGACGTTAATTTGGCAAACAAAAAGGGCAGATCTCCACTTCACGTTACAGACAACCTCGAGATAGTAAAAGAACTTCTTAACCGTGGAGCTGACGTTAATTTGGCAGACAAAAACGGCAGCTCTCCACTTCACCTTACAGAAAACCTCGATATAGTAAAAGAACTTCTTAACCGTGGCGCTAATATCGAGGCGGTGAATAAATGGGGCATGACGCCATTGCTCGTTTTTGCTCATGATGGAATCATAACCATTGTAAAAGAACTTCTTGACCGAGGCGCTAATATCGAGGCGGCAAATATTCACGGAAACACTAGCTTGATCTCAGCCGCCGCAACAGGCCTTTTTGATATTGTAAAGCTGTTACTAGAGAAAGGAGCAAATATAAATGCAAAGAATTTGAAAAATCTAACGGCATACGATCTAGCTACAAGTGACGAGATACGCGATTTAATACGACCTCCGAAGCCTGAGGTTGATGAAATGTGGGGTGGATTTACTCAGGATGATTTTGTGATGTTTGAACAAATTTTTGGAGATACACAAGCAGCATCAGATTTTTCTATTTGTCCAGTATGCCACTCGCAAGCACATCGTGCAGATGGCTGTATGTTTATGCACCACAAATGTACATCATTGAATCCTCCTGGTTTGGATAAAACCTTATATGAAAAATATCTAACACCGGGATACAGTCAAATTTATTGGTGTACTGTATGTGGACGTATTTGCAATGACCACCTTCATAAAAATATTGGACCAATCGATGGGCGAGTGCCTGGAAACTCGCCTCAACCTAATACTAACGAACAATTTTTCGGAAATGACTGTCGTGGGATTGGTGGTGGAGGATTGGTGGAAAAACTAGCCCGATTTAATGCTATTTTGAAAACGGCTCACGAAATGCAACCCGATGCTGGAAAAATAACCGTTCGCGAAGCTAAGAAACGGTTAGTGAAAGCTGCGTGGGAAGCTCCTTTAACTATGGATAAAGCGGCACTTGAAGCTCAACTCGCATCAAAAACGTTCCCAACACCATTATCATTATTTCCCACTACATCTGCTCCGGTAGCCGCAGTAGCTCCAGAAGTACCCGCTCCAAATATTCCGTACCCCGATATTACGAATCCAGATCTTTTACCAATAGTGTATCCAACCGGTGATGATGCAACCCTTCTAGATGAAGTTCCAAATGCCGTACAGTTTAGGCACAAGAAAGCAGATGGAGTAGTAAATGTTCACAATGAAGAACTGATTGGACTTGAAAATTTGATGATAAATGTACTCCAAAATGATCGTAATAAGAACTTTGCATCAGCTGTATTTGGCGAGTGCTGGAATTCAGGAGGAGGATGTACCGCAAAACTGTACCCTGATGAAATTCAGGACGCGATAAATAAATCAACACTCACTCCTGAAATTAAAGCGCAATATGAAACTATTTTAGCCGATTATCGTGTTAAATTCAACCGCAAATTCAAGGTTGGAGGAGAAAAGAGGGGTGGGGGCTTAGAGTTACGTGCGACCCAAATGTTTCCTCTCGCGACTGATGCTCTTGCCGATTGCCCTCTACCAAAAAAGAGTGGTAAACGCCTTACTCGTCGTAAACTCCGTAAACCGAAACGCAAGACCGGTAAACGCAAAACTCGCAAGTAATATAATGGGAGGCAAGACTCGTAAATTACGACTCAAATCTATAAAGCCTTCGCACAAAGCCGAAAAGAAATGGGATGCGACATTTATTTATCCTGATGGACACCAGAAAGTCGTTCCGTTCGGCGCCAAGGGGATGAGCGACTACACCAAACACCGCGATCCGACTCGCAAACAGCGTTATTTGAAACGCCATTCAGGAATGGGTGAGAGCTGGCAGAAACCCGATACGCCCGGGGCGTTGGCGAAATGGGTTCTGTGGAATAAAACAACATTACGCGCATCTATTGCAGATTATAAGAAACGATTTAAGCTTTAAGCGATTCTCTTGTAAATCATTTGGCCAATAACGTATCTTAAATTCCCAGCTATTTCGATTCGCGACCCAGCTTCTTTTACAAATTTATCAATACCAACAACAGTTTGTGGCCAATAATCGGAGTAGTCATCGAAAACAATGTATCCACCGATCTTGACTTTATCTAAAGACATCAGACCGTCTCGGTATACATACTCGGTCTCATGGTTACCATCCACAAAAATCAAGTCAAAAAAGTCATTCGGAAACGTTGGGACAATATTGTCAGAGAATCCTCGATGAATAATAAATTTTGAAACGTCTGCGCATGTCTCAATATTTTGATTGAACGCTTTCCAAGCCAATTCCTGGTCTCCTTTGTATTCCGGATACTCGTCGTAATCCATCCACGGATCTACACAGTATAACTTGGATTCGGGGTGGTGTGCGTATGACTTTGAGATGATAATAGCGTTTCCACCGTCCGCGCACCCGATTTCAAGATAATTGGTAGGACCGGAAGGTTTAGGAATATACGCCGCCCATTCCTTGCTCGGGTCATGCATATAAAACCGTCCCATAAACCCCGGAGGTGGTTGTGGAAATTCAAATTTACGTTCGGGTCTTTTTAGCCACGATAATTTCATTGTAATAGGTTTAGAGATTCCTTTAGTATAAACAAGTTTAAACAACTACTAAGTAATACAATCGCGAGATTCGGATAATGGGATTCCAGGGCCCTTAAGAGGCCCCGTTTTTAGACAGAGCCGGTTCGATTCCGGCATCTCGCACCACACCTATAGTTTAGTGGTAGAATTAGACACTTCCAATGTCTTGGCCCGGGTTCGATTCCCGGTGGGTGTATTTTGAGTCTCCAAACTGAGCTTCAAGATACGTTCGGGCGTTGTAGTTGAACAAGTGAATATATGCAAAAATGACTGAACCTATCACTAGAGAATACCACAATTCCATTATCATAAAAAACGAAATCAAATCATAAAAATAAACACAAAATCACGCATAACATGGAGGACCCTAAAACTCGTCGCGAATCCAAAAAGACAAAGAAGGAAAAGAAGGGTGAAAAGTATGGACAAAAACACGTGAGGGCAGTTGAGTTTAGACCAGATAAATCTAAACAATCTAAATGAGTTTCGATATCGTTATTCCCGTTGGACCACTCGATTATGAAGTTTTTAGTAAACAGGTTGAGTATACTAAGAAGAATATTGTGGGTTACCGAAACATTTATGTTGTGTCTTCGAAAGAGTATTCTATACCTGGATGTATTTTTGTAAACGAAAACATTTTTCCGTTCACTCTCCAGTCAGTTCACGATACGTTAGGAGAATCGTCTCGTAATGGCTGGTATCTCCAGCAGCTTATTAAACTGTACGCTGGCTTTATCATTCCTGATATTATTGAAACGTATTTGGTCATTGATAGTGATACCTTTTTTTTGAAGCCAACAACGTTCATTGAGGATGGTAAGTGTTTGTATAATATCGATACCCATCATCATACACCATATTTTCAACATATGAAAAAGTTACATCCCGATTTGGTTCGTTATGACCCTCATATGTCGGGAATATGCCATCATATGATTTTTGAAGTCAAGTATATTCGTGAACTTTTTTGCTTGGTTGGTGGTGAATTTTGGAAGAAGTTCCTTGAGAACGTAGATGATGATAAACTCAACTCTGGAGCTTCCGAATACGAAATTTATTTCAATTTTATGATGCGATTTCATCCATCCAATATCTGTATTCGTCCCTTAACTTGGTGTAATGTTCGCAATATCGACGAGAACATCAATATGGATTATATTTCATACCACTGGTATATGCGTTAGACTTACATACACAAACCTAATAAACTTTAAATGATTTCAAATTTTATGAATCATATCAATCACACCAAGTATGATACACAAAAGCAGTGTGTCATATTTGATATAGGTAGTCGCGATTGCCAGCAATCAATTGAATTTTACGACAAGTTCCCAAATGCTAGTATATATGCTTTTGAATGTAATGCAAATACTATACCAATATGCATAACAAATATTGAAAAATATAGAGATCGTATTACATTAATTCCAAAGGCGGTCAATAATTATACCGGAAAATGTAAGTTTTTTCCAATTAACCAACAGAAAACTATAACAAGTTGGACTGATGGAAATCCGGGAGCTAGTTCTTTGTTTAAGAGCAATAATACGTATACTACTGAACATTACGTTCAGGATGAAGTAGAAGTTGATTGTGTAACACTTTATGATGTTATAAAACAATACAATATTCCAAAAGTTGATATTATTTGGATGGATCTACAAGGAGCTGAACTTCTTGCTCTTCAAAGTATGAAAGAGTATATCTCAAATGTTGATTTCATTCATACAGAAATATCATACCAGCCAATATATACAGATCAAGCGATGTTTGATGATATACACTCGTTTCTTACACCAAACTTTAACATCATTAATAATTTATCAAGAATGGGTTGGCAAGAAGATGGAATATATATGAATAAACGTTTATTTCATTAAGCTTTTTAATTTGGAATCAGTTAACAACACTTAAAAGTAAACGTACTTATTATTATCACCTCCAGTGTTCGGATACTCGTTTTCAACAGTAGTCTTAAACCCAAAATCAAACACTGGAATCCAGTTCCATGCCATGAATCCATGGGCAATTTTTGGAAGTAAATATTGGATATACTTCTCACGGAAAGAGTCTGAAATTTCACTAAAACAGTAGTTGCTGATCATAAATCCATTTGTTAGAGGAATCGATTCTCCGTAAGTATTCGCATCAATTACCTCAACATTTATAGAGGGGTTTACGTTGCGAATATATATCGTTTGGAGCTTCGAGATAGATGGTAGGTCAAGAATCTTATAACTGTTTATTTTTACACCATAGATATCTGCAAAATGATGCAAGGCAATACAGAGTCCACCATATCCTCCCCCAACTTCAACAATATCTACAGACGGTAAAGTTAACGACTTTATATGCGAAAGAATCAGATGAGAATGAAACACATAACGCAAGCTTGTTGGTGAACAAAGTATAGTATCGTACTGGAACATAGTTGGATTTCCAATACGATCATTCAGATCGCAATATTCCTTGATACTATCAGAACCTATATTTGTAGTGTTTTTGATATACTGCAAATACTGAAATCCCTGGTGCTCGTCTACGTGCTCTAGAATAGGAGTATAGTCCGAATGGCGTTTAAAATTTTTAAGACTATCAACTCCGTCCAACGTAGACGCAAAATCCGTATACCTACTGTAGTCCGCCATTTGGTATATGAGGATTTACATGTCTAAACTATTTCAGTAATCCCGTTAAAACCACACGATGAGTCTGGTTCCTGTCCCTGTTTTTCGTACGGTGTCCTTGCTTGGTGCGTCTACACGTTTTACCTCTGTAGGATGGACGGTCGCATCCACTCGTGTAATAATTCGCACGAGCAACGTATCCTCGATACGAAAGTATGCTCGATCCTGCAGTTTTAGACAAAGATTTAAGAAGTCCGTACATCCATTTCATATACGTCTTTTTCGTCTCAAGAGCAACAGGTCCTTGAGACATATACTGCTTGAACACTTTACGCAAAGATTCAAATGGATATACTTCAGAAAGGTCGTGTAAGAATTCTCGGTGCCTAGCCATATCTTCAGGTTCTGGGTTCTCGGGATAGTTCGCAGTAATTGCGAAAAGGAAGTCTCGGCCCGGAACAGCATTCGGAGTCATTTCCGCATATTTACGCTTTACTTCTTCGAACGACGGATCAGGTCCTGGGTCAGAAATGTTCGGGTCTTCTGCACACTGTGTTCGGAGTTTATTATTGACCATATTGTGAATCTCGTACAACCATTTCGCGGGGTCTTCTTTTTTCAGGGGATGTTTCGCTACAAACTCTGTCGTACTAGCGCGGCAAAATTTACAGGGCAGCATTTCTTTCATTTTCAAAAGCACTGCGTGTGGGTTCTTTGAGCGAAAGGATATGAGGTGAAATAACTGCCATGCACTAGGTCCAAACCAATACGTATCTATTCCCATCTACTCTTTACCGCAAAAAAGATTCTGAAGTGATTTACAAAAATGAGCGACATGACTGTGATGACCTTTGCCGTTGCTATTTTCCTAGGTAGCGCCCTGAGCCAGTTTTTCGGCGCGTTTTCTCGTGACCTGATTTCGCCAGTCATCGCCGGCGTTTTCCCTGGAGCGCAGGCTGGTATTGAGAAGTGGACAGTTCAGGTCGGACCAATCAAGCTCGCGGTCGGCGATGCTCTCAGCGCCACGGTAAACCTCGGTATTGCTATCCTGGTTGTCTACCTAACGCTCCCGTACATTCGCGCCTACTCGCCCATCTCTGGCGGCCGCCGGTAAATTCTTACGCTAAAGTAAATGGAAACAATAACTTCGGCGTTTAAGTCCGCGTCCGAAGCCGTGAAGGGAGCGCTTGGCCTGAAGAAAGCAGATGCGGCCGCACAGTATTCTGCTCCAACTCTAGCATCGGCTGCCGCACCAGTAGCTCTTGGAACTGCTCCCCAAGCTCCGGGAGAAACGTCTACCGGCGCACCCGCAGCTGCTCCTACTGCCGGAGGTCGTCGTCGCCGCAACACTCGTGGTGGAAAGCGCCACTCGACCCGTAAAACCACCCGCCGTGTCCGTAAAGGCAAAAAGGGTGGTCGTAAGCATTAAGATTAGAGTCTAGTATTAGAATCCTTACTGATGAATCAATTATTCAAGTTTGAAACTGGTCCATCCACCCTTCATGTATTTTCCATACATAGCCTCGACTCGCTTCTCCATATCGGCAGGAGATAACCGCAATGTGTTTTCTTCCATCCAGGCCTTGAACGCTCGCTTCAGTACCGGTCTATCTACCGGTCGTACTTCATCACCTTCTTGGATAGGAATCAATTTCTCCGTAATAAACCTCGCAATTCCGTCGTTCTCGCCACGGTATTCCGATGTATACTGCAGAACAACCTGAGGTGCTGGAAGTTTCCGCAGCCCCTTTCCCTCTTTCAGAGTATGTACCAGGAAATTCAGGAATGGCGTAGCCCACTCTTTGGATTGAACAGCAAATTGAATACTTTCGTCCATCGGGAACTCATTCACTGCTACTGGATTAGGGACAAACTTCGATAGGAAATTTATCACAACAAGTCGTCGCCAAGTACCGCCGTCTGTAGTATTAACTTTTGGCTTGTCGTTACACGCCAAATGGAACTTGGCCTGTACTTCAAACTCTGTGCCTGATTTGAACAGGTCGCGAGCATACATCTTTTCCCCCGATGTGATTTCCTTCATCAGTCCAGTATTCAGGGCGATAGATTCATCGGGTTCTTGCATCGTCACAAACCGACGGCCTTTCAATCTGATAACTTCGGGTGCAGCATTTCCCGATTTGGCGCGTCCTTGCGTGAGAAGTGAGATGGGAACAGTGCATGCATAATCACCCAGAGCTGTGGACGTCAAATTCATAATCATTGATTTACCGTTTGAACCCGATCCAGTAAGAATATGAAATTTCTGAGCAGTGTTTCCGCCGACCAAATTAGTAGCCAGATGTTTTAGAAAGTATTCACGTACGACACTGTCCGGCAGAACCTGTTTCATGAATGTATCTACTGCTGGCCAAGAATCGTAGTCATAGTAATTGCGAAGTGGGTCGTAATCAATACCGGTAGAGAAGGACATATAATCTTCAGGCTTGCCGTCGCGAAACTCAAAGTTCGTCAAATCCATTACGCCGTTATTGAAGGCTATGAGATCCTTGTTGGAATCCAGCTTTTTCGTGAACTCTTCGTCAAAGAACAGTTCGCGGCATTCACGCATCACATTGTCCTTGAACCGCGTGGTCTTCAGCTTGAGATACATCGTATTAAGACCCGAGCGCTGTTTTTCAACCAAACAGTACTCGCAAAATCCACAATCAGTCTTGCCTTCGCCACTGCAGGCTTCCAGACCACGATCTTTCATTTCTTTCATCTTCTCATCTATCTTGTCGAAGAACACCTTCGCAATCTGCTTCGAAAGCTTCAGCTGCAGGTCGACACCCTTATCGGTTTCCCGCCAAACATGTCCGACCCAACGAAACCATACATTCTTGCCGAAGTCACAGCACTTGTACAAATCACGGAACTTGGCGTGAATCACACAAGCCATATCATGCTCGGTTTGTGAACATGCAGCCAGTACTAGTCGGTCTACATTTTGCGACTCAATCTCATCATATCCTTCGCGATTATCTTCACGAGACCAAGTGCGCAGACTTCCGTCACCCAAACGGTCACCGTCGTTGCGGTACGTGAACGTATTCCACTTCTGAATACAATCTGCCTCGTTGTACTTCTTTTCGTCCTGCGAACTGAAATCCAGGAATACATCCAGTAGATCGGGATGGATATTGTGTAAGCAAATACCGACCTTGACCCACTCATCATAATCTTCATATCTAGCTGGAACTCTCTCTTGTTGCTTCTTCTTTTCGTCCTCACTAATATCTTTTTTGGAGATCTCTTGTAGCTGTTTTAGAGATTTTTCAGAATAATTCAAGTTCATTACGTGCTTCTTGAGGTACTCCTTACGCTCAGGATCCAGTGGCGGAATCACGATACGACCATCGGGAGATGAACCGCGAGACCCAGGCTTGTCGCCACGTTGAGCTGGACGACCACGTCCAGGCATAAGTGCACTTCCGCCCGAAATTCGAACATCTTGTTGAGTTTTCAGTCCGGCATAAATCTTCTTGGCCTCCTCAGTCATTGGCGTCTCATCCTTCTCGTCGCGGCAAAGCGACAAGGTTTTCATTAGAGACATGTCTACTGGAGGTAGTTCAGGGATAATTTTTGTGTCGCCGTCCGTGTACTCTACAATATAGGATACCAGATATGGTAGAGAGTTCGGATCGTTCTTGCGAGAGCCGTAAAGTGTCCAAGGACATGACCGGTTCACCACACTTTCATCGTAAACCTTCTCCCAGCTTTCAGTGAGTGGTAGGTTCTTGAAATGATCATCCATAGTCTTCACCAAATTACGACGTACACGCTGCTCGACAAACTTGTGGGTACAAATTTCCGGAACAACAATATGAATACCCGACTTCCTCACACTCTTCTTAGAATCCAGAGTTGGTCTGCGCTTCTCCATGATATAAAGCTTCACGGTCTGCGGTAGTTCAAGATACTGTCTGATTTCGCCCATATAAGCCCTCACGAACGAACACACTTGATCGCGAGTATGCAAATGCTTATCGACTTCGCGAGAATAAACGAAATCAAAATCAATTCGCAAAGGGCCGATTTCAGTAGACTTCTCTACTAAATACTGCTTCTCCTGGTCTACGATGCTTTCGACGTAAAGTTCATAAAATTTAGGAATATCATCCTCGCCAATGAAGTATTTACCCCCGGCGAGCGACGTGTGTGTCCAAACTCCATCAGATTGATGGTTTTCGAGAAATTCACGTAGAGACCCCTTGCCCGCCATTCCGTATGTTGACCCAAGACAACATTCTGGCCAAACATCCGTTTTGAACGCAGGAGGTGAAAACGAAAACTTTTTTTATAACGTGGTTTGATGATAAGTTTCACGTTATGAATAACAAAGGAACAGGTGCGGGTGGGTCAAAGACCAATGAGAATGGGAAACCATTCGAGAAAAAAACAAGTAATGAAGAACGTCTCCTTTCACAAGGATATGTTCGTAAGTTCATTCCTGGTTGCAACCCTAAGAATAAGAGTAGCTCCTATTTTGAAAAAGAGATAAGTCCTACTGAAAGTGTAGTTTACTTAACCCAACAAGGGCTAAAGGCATATTTCGCTTACTTCTTAAATAACAAGGATATGTTCCGGTGCCCGGATGAAGCATATCTCTTTAAACATGGAGATAGATACAACCTAAAAATCCTTGAAAAGAAAAATCAGAATGTGGCTGGAAGCGTTGATACAAAACTTCTCGCAGGAATTGGATTTGTAGAAGAATATAAATTTCTACTTGGAGAAAACTTCAGTGTTCAGTATGCGTTCTGCATCTCTGAGTTCTTGAAGAAAGACTACATATCAGAAAGTCAAAAAAGTAAGGCATTACGCCATATGAATGAAAAATACGGTATTGTTGTTCTCTTTGGAGATGATGATAATTACTATGAAACGCTCGATGCGTGGATTAGTTCGTAATAAGAACCTCATTGGTTCTAGCGTCAGGCTCTTTGGAATTAATAGAACGTCTACAACTTACAATTTTTATTGTATAAGCTGTCGCAGGAAATGAATCCTTCACTAACTTTACATCTGCATTACTCATTAACATTTTTACATTCCTTGCCTTCAATGTATCGCAAAGTTTGAACAATGTTTCGTGGCTTTTCAGATTGAACCCATCAGATGTATACGACACAAATGATGCAGAATTTTCAGGAGCATACGGTGGGTCAAGATATACGAAATCGCCAGATACAGTCTTGTTTAAAGCATTCTCAAACGAAGATGTCGTGAATACAACATCTTTAATTAGGGACGATACTGATTTAATATGTCCCTCATCAAGAATTGATGGATTTTTATAATTTCCGAACGGAACATTGAAGCCGTTTGGACCTTCGCGGTACACTCCGCGAAAGCAAGTTTTATTCATAAATAGAAGCATTGCCGACGCAGGAATTAATGTTCGTTCCTCTTTTGTGAATGAGTTAAACCTTGACCTAATCCAGAAGTAATATGACTCTTGGGATGTTAAAGCTTCTTCAATGGTTAATGGTTTGCGATTTACAACACTTCCCTTGATTTTAGAATACTCATCTACCATCTTTTTGACTTCCGCAATCAACTCGTCGGGGCTTGTTTGAATGTTCTTATACAAGCCAATCAAATTTGAGTTCAAATCACTAGCATATATTCTCCCACCAACGTTTATTTTTTCATTCTTTATATGTGAAAGGAGTGCGAGAAGAACACTTCCACCCCCTAGAAATGGTTCATGATAATTCATCATAGTTTTAGGAAACAGCGACATCACGTCATCTATAATTTGGGTTTTCCCCCCTACCCATTTCAAGAATGGTTTAACGAGTTCCATAATGTGTTATACTTTGTTATATTTATAACGCCTTCCGTTTTCCACAAAACGAATTTATAGGGCTGAAATAAGAATAAGGTAAAGATGGAGAAGTTTTGCCCTGTTTGCAAGAGTTTGCTACAAGATTTCGATGAGCGCGTTGTTGACGGGGCTAAAACGGCCGTGCGTGTTTGCCGGTGCGGATACACGAACCCAATCGACAAAAAGAATCCGCTAGTGTACGAACATATTCTGCGCGAAGACAAGACAATGCGGCTGAGCATGAACCCTAACTTGAAACATGACCTAACCCTCCCACACTTTGATACTATTACCTGCTCAAATCCAACGTGTCCTTCAAAGTCCGGGGCTGTTCCCGATGTTGTTGGAATGAAAATCAATGAACTCAAACTTGTTTGGCTGTATCAATGTTGTAATTGCGACACCATGTGGAAGCAGAATGCATGCGCCTAATTTAGTGTCCTATAAACAATGGTATCTCAACAACAGAAGTTCTGTAACTGTGTGAAAGCCGTGCGGAGAACTCTGAAACTTGATAAGAAAAAGGCGAGTACAGCGGAAGGCGCAGCAATCGCAATTTGCACTCGCACCATCCTTTTTCCTCGCGGACGTACCTTGAAGAAACTCAGGTGTGGAAAAAAGGGTCGTCTAATTACTCAGAAGCGGAAGTAAGAGCTTTCCATGAAACTGGAAAAAGAGGCTCAATGATTTTTCCGATCATTTCGGCATAGTCGCGAATTTCACGCTGAGCCGTAGGGTCTGTTCGCAAATTGTATAAGCGGGCATAGGCCGCCAAACTTCCAGTTTCAATAAACTCAGTCATCATAGATTGGGGTAGAATACAACGAGCAATTTCCGGTGCTACTCCGCGAGAAAGCAGGTCTTCGTACAGCATAACATTCACTTCTGTATGCGTTTTTATCAGTTGATGTACTGTGTCGGAATCATCGACTTCGGTTGGCTTGCTTCCCTGTTTCAGTTTGGGGTCGCGCTCGCGAATTTGCATAGGTGTCGGAATCCAGCATTCTGGTTTGCTATCGACATACCTCCGCGAAACTTCATTTCGTGCAAACCCAATTTGGTGACGGTACCATTCACGAGCCACAAAAATAGGCATTTTGAATCGAAAACGGAGTTGGGGGTGGAAAAATGGCGAAACATGATTATGTTTGGCTAGATACTTCACAAGCTTCTCATCTTGCTCTGAAAAGTCAACTGATTCTTTCGCAAAAGAGACGCGAGCAGCATTGACTACAGTCAAATCATTTCCAAACACATCCAGGAGTTCCATTAGTAAAAATGAGTTCGGTACATTAAAACGGAAAGCATATAGAGAATCTTGGAGTTATCATACAATGGACGAACTGAGGTTTGAGTCGCGAATCCTTCATCCCGAAGTTCAATCGATTCAACGTGAAAAGGTTCAGGAATCTTTGAAGGAGGCTCGAACAACGGATGCACAGTATACGAAGTACGAGTATACGTGCCTTGTAGGAACTCGTGCCCAGCAGATAGCAGATGGCGCTCGCCCTCTGATATCTTTGGATGGTATTGTTACGTCTGACCCTCTGTTCGTATGGACAGTTGCCGAACGAGAAATCGCACAGGGGGTTTTACCCTTCATTATTCATCGTCGTCTTCCTTCGGGAGTGTCTGAATATTGGAGTGCGATGGAGCTCAAGATTGTATGGTAAACAATTTAACCACACATTGATTTCAATAATTCTTCGCTGGGGGGAAACACTAGTAGACTCGTGCTTGAAGGCTGGCCATACAAGGCCGGAGCATCATGTTTAGCTGTTCCATTACCGAATTGGATATCAATGCTCTCTGACGGATCAAACCTAGCTTGGTCAAGAGCAATTTCCGAGTTCAGTCGGCGTTGGTCGGAGTACGTATACGTCGTCCACACATCTTTGAGAAGGTAAACCGACAGAACCGATGTTGCGAGCGCAGTGTAAAAGAAGTTTTTGTAGAACAAGCCAAGAATGACCAAGAGCAGCAAAATTGTTGCTCCTGGACGAGTTAGTTTCAAGAGTATTTCCAGCAACACAACCGAGAACTTTTTGACCGCGACAACTACGAGAACGAGTCCTAGCACTAAAAGAGCCACAGTAGAATCCCGTTCCATCCTTATTCTTTGGCGATAGAAAACGAATATAGAGATTCTAGACTGTTGAATAACAAGACGATATGTTGATTCCTATTCGGTGCTGGACATGCAATAATCCATGGCTCTCATCGCGGTATGAACTGTATTTGAAGAAGGTCAAGGAGTACCGCAGGGAATCAGGTAAACCTGATGAGATGGAGTACCTTACCGCCACGAGCGTAAAAACAGCCGAAGGCCGTGCGCTAGATGACTTGAAAATCACAAAGGAGTGTTGCCGTACGAAAGTTTTATCTCATGTAGATTTGTTCTAATGTATAAACAAATGGCTACGTGTACGTTTAAGCCAAAGGCTATGTCCTATACAGAATACCTCCGTAGCAAAAGCTCGGCCGCAACGGTAGTCGTTGATACCCGCCCTAAGTTATCAGCCTCCGATTTCACCCAACGCCAGCGTTTTGCAGCTTCCCAAGACTTTCCAGTCAATGGACAGCGTCTTGGTGCTGTTGGAACATCGATGGAATTGACTATGGACCCGCTTCGATCAGTTCAATCTTATCAGAAAGTCGCAGGCGGAAAAGTTCAGGATGCGAGCTTTTTTACGTCGTACTGTGGAGGACAGGCTGTTGGAAAAGACGTACAGGCTGGAATAACTCCGAATATTATTACACAGACGCCTTCTATCAATATCCAGTCTCTGCCGGTAGCCCAGACTGCGAGTGACTTTGTTCGTAATATTCAGGGATGTAAGGTAAGTTTGGGTGAGCAACATGACCCCAATACGTTGAACAAACCCACGTTCGTAGACAACACGATTCGTAACCAGGGAGACCCTGCCTTATGCACTGCTCGCCCCGCTATTCATACCCCGGCGGCGGTAAGTGCGTACCCACAAGTTCCGAATCGACCATCACAGGCTGGTGGTCAGCTTGCGTTGAAAGGAGACCGTGCTCCCGGCAAAGATGTGGGTGCGTTTGGCGGTAATCCTAACTACAAGCCAGGTGCTGCTTTACGCCATATTCCACGCGTTGAGAAGCATCACGGTAATGATCTTGGCGTGAATCCTAAACGGCCATTCGTTCGTTACCAGATTCCAGCCGGAACTCCGGCACACGTGAAAATCAATGAGCCGAACCATTACCCCGTTGCATGATTTACCCACTGAACTCTTTATCAACCTAAAGAAATGCTGTATGTATGCACAAATATTCTTCAATTTCGCGAGTTTCTGCAAATGTTCAAAGAAACTCACGGTATGAAACACCTTCTAGATTTATCAAAAGTATCGTCCTCAAAATTGGCTGATGAATCTATCTCTGCTGTTGGACATCATACAAACTGTGCCGTTTTTCTAGGATACCTTGAACCCGGTTGGATGCTTGACCCAACCCATCAAGTGATTATTCGTCGTCTCATTCGTAGTTTTCCAGTAGCTATGGTAACAAAATACGTAGACAGTATCCCTTTCTCCTGGAAAAACGAAACCCATTCTATTTACACCAGACTTCCTTTAAATAGCCATGGACGTCCCGAAACTGTCTACGATGGTTGTGCTGTACACCACGAACCTAAAGTTTGATACGAACAAGATTATGTCCGATCTTCCACTTGAAGATTCTATTATCAAGATTGAGAAACGTGGTGTTGCTCGTCGTGGCGAAAGCAATCGGGATAAAATCAAGCGCCGCGTAAAGAAAGATGCTGCTCCAATAAGTACTACCGGATTCTGCCACAACTCTATCACGATTGTTGTTCTGAATGATGGGGACGGAACTCTCCCTGCTAAGGAAATCACAATCAAGATATTCCAAAATGGTGTGTTTCATCTCACAGGTATTCTGGACGATAGGTATGATATATGCTCTATGCGTATTCTCCTAGAGTCTTTGTGGACAAAGTGCCGCACTGCTATTCTTGATGCGCCCGAAAAGTACGAAGTTCTTCGTCGACGCGTTGTTCTGATGAATTATACGACGAAACTAGTATCGAATCAAACAGTTGCCCGCGAGCTTCTGTATAACACTATTCGAAATCTTGGAAGGACGGATATTACATGTGCATACGATCCCGATGTCTATCCTGGCGTCAAGATCCGCATCGGTCCAAATAATTGGACAGCAAAAGTATTTCGAACTGGAAAAATTATTCTTACTGGAATTACTCGTCCAGATGAAGTTCTGTTGTTCATCACACAACTTTCGTCTCTATTTGATGAGGTCCTTCCGCCAGCGCCGAAACTACAAACCCCGAAAGAATCATCTGCCCTACCGCTAGCCCAGTAAGTGCGATAAGCCAAATATACAAAGTATAAGGAGAACTCATAGACACCCAAAGACCACTAAACACGGCGACTGCTCCTGCGACGTAGATTATGAGACCTGCTACGCTTCCGCCGATGAGTCCTTTTGTGACGCCGTCCATTCTTTTTCTTTGTCTTACGCTTCTGTTTTGTATCAACGTGTGTGCCGCTACCAGGATACAAATCCTCTGCTCCATAAATCCTCAATCCTCCAACTTTATACGGCGTAGACCCAATGAGGTTATCGTACACTCCACCAGCCTTTACTTGTGCTGCAACCTCCGCCAGTTTTTGTCCCACATCTGTCGGATTTGCTCCAGACACACTGTGAGCCGTAGGAATAATGGATGGTGCAACATTCTGCGAAGCTCCGCCCGTAAACCTGCGCCTGCGTTTTCCTGCTCCTTTCTGTCCTGCGCCCAGAGCTTTGAATGTGGCTGCTGACTGAGCCTGTGATGCTTGCGTTGTCGCAGCAGCGGCCGATGCGATACTTCCATTCAGTTTCGAAGGTTCCGGGGCAATAACACCGGGAGTATCTCCACGTCCCATAACAAGTTGTCCCGTTGGCGTTACGGTAGGCATATTAATGTATACCGCAGAAATAACACAAACAGAATGGAGGTTGCCGGTTCAGGATTAAATTCTATTCAGGTACAAGCACTTGTCCGCGATATGGATTACAGTATGCGCCGCCACAAGGGTTTGAAAATAACAAATCCTGCAGAATACCGTGCTAAGGTAGCAGCTGAAAATGAACGATTGTACCATCAGTTCCCAACGGTGTTTGAAATGCACATTGAAGGTAAGTTGGATAATACGTTTTTCGATATGTTGAAGCTCAAGCGACGTGTTGAGATGGGCGAACTCACCGAAGATGCTGCGTCTAGACTTATTGGACAACAGTTATTTGACCGGTATGTCGCTCCAGTTGTTGGAGCCGATGTTCCTCCTCCGGCGCCAGTAACTTCTTATGCAGACTACTATAAAGAAACACAAAATGTCGGGGTGCGGGGTTCGACCGGTTCCACTGATTTATAAAAATGCAAAAGGACCATCGAAATCATATCAGGCTGGAATTGGTGAGGTGCGAACAGGATGTTGCCTGAAAACTCCGCTCATGGCGTGTACATATGTTGATGGACGAACGGTGATTCCACCACCAGATGTTCCAGTATATCATGGCGGCCAAGGTCCGTGGGATCCGGCTCCTGGAAATGTAGTTGATGGCGGAAGTCCAATACTACACTGTCAAAGTTAAATTAACTTAAGTTGAAACAATGAATCTTCAGTACTGTCCGCAACGAGACGTTCCAAGCATAAATAAAACAAAAAAGGAATCTGCTACTCTTCAAAAATACGATCCTGTATCTCGTCGTATGATTCAACTTAATAATCCACCTTGTACAGTATCCGTTACTCAAAAAACTACTCCACGATGTGTACCTATTCCCGGCAAGTGTCTCGATATACTCGCAAACGGTGAATCGTCCATAACATTGACGTTCACAAAATCTGGAACATATGACCTCCCGTTTCCCGGATATCTAACTGTGACCTGTTCGGGTGGTGGCGGTGGTGGAGCTGGTGGTAATTCTTTTAATGGGTTTTATGCTGGCGGAGGAGGTGGTGGAAGTGGATATTTATCCACATATTCATTCGGATTTTTAAGGTCTGGTTCAATGATATATTATACAATCGGATATGGAGGATTGGGTGGTTCGGTTAGTGCAGCAGGTGGAACAGGGGGTACAACAACGTTGTCTATAGTTGGACAACCTACTGTAACTGCACTGGGTGGAACTGGCGGAAATCCAGGAACTACTGATGCACATGTTGGATTGGGTGGAGTTGGATTTGTAAATGGAGGAAATGGTTCTTACGGAGCAACTTTACCTCAAGCAGGTGGACTTGGTGGACTTGGTGGAGGAAGTTCGGGTGGAAATGGTGGAGCTGCTGCGTCTACCCCTGGATTGGCCGGGCTGGCCGGATACGTAACAATAACACTTGCTGCTCCAGCATAATACCACCTTGCAATTTACGCCTTATTTTCCCATATATAACAAATGCGGTTATTCACGTTATTGATAACCTTATTTGCTATAGCTACTCCGGTCCAGCCACAAATTTCTCCAAGCCCCGTTGCCAGTCTTAGTCCAACCAACACCCATACCCGCCAAGCGCCGGCGAGTTCTAGTTGGACTTCTACTACTACAGGCACTCGATCTCGGTCTGCAGTGGTTACACCTACCCGCACACGAGGATTATCTGTTTCTTCAACTCGATCTGGATCAGGCTCTGGGACGCGAACGAGCGTAGCGAGTCCTAGTCTCAGTTCAACAGATACTGCATCCCGAAGTGCAACTCGTTCTGGATCAGGCTCTGGGACTAGAACGCATGTAGCGAGCCCTAGTCTCAGTTCGAGCTACACTGCATCCCGAAGTTCTCTTTCGACTTTTTCGGGTACAGCCACGCGTACACATTCGCCAGGGTCATCTGGGTCCGAAACAGGAACTTCAACGCAAACTCCATCATGGACTGTGACTTCGACGCAAACTCCAAGTTTCACGTCCAGTATTTCGATTACGGGAACACGCAGTTACACCGGTACGGCCACAATTTCTCCTACCATGACTATCTTGAATGTGGCTGCTGCCCCCCAAGTTTCCAACAATAATTCTCCGAATATTGCTATTGTCGGAATTGCGGCGGGAGCGTCAGTTGTTGGAGTATTGGGTCTTGCGTTTGCAGTAGCGTATAGCCGTCGCTCACCGAAACAAAAACTTGTGAATCCCGTGTATCATGATGAAACGGTAGAAGTCCGACACAATCCCGCACGTATTCCTCTAGAGCGTCAGCGTAGTATGACGTTCCCTACTGAACCCGACGTAAACACAATGACTAGAATGAATGTAACACCGGTAAAAAATCCGTTTGCTCCCAAATTAATAAATACTAAATTTGTCCCAACGGTTGTGAATACCGACCCAAATTACTTTGCTCCACCTCCTCCACCCGAACTTTAGGTTGACTCTTCAGCAAATCGTGACCTCAAATCCTCTAGAATCTTCCCCAGCTTATTCATTCCACGCCACTTAGACGCCTTCTTTGCTTTGTCGGTATCTACCGATGTCCCAATACCCCAGAACACATCACGAGCATCAGCAAACCCAATTGGTCTCTTTCCAGTTTCCAGCAGCTTCTTACGAAGTTCTGGATGCTGTGTGAATTTCGCCCGAATAGCTTTTTGCATAACTGTTTCGCGCTTCGCTTCCCAAACATCATTCTTCTCAAGTTTCTTGACTACCGCTTTCACTGCTTTCGCAGTTAGAGTCGACATAATCTTGTCCTTCATCGCATCATTCTTAGATTCCAATGCTTCCATTGCCGAAACATAGTGTGTTACTGAAGGATACGTTTCTCCATCGATTTCAACACTCTTTTTAGCATCGTTGCTGAACGACATAAACTCACCACCAGTTTCGTCACCAACATTAAATAGAACAGGCTCTAACTCTTCCACCTCCTTTTCCTTCTTAATTTTCTTCGTTGATTTCTTCGGTTCTACCGTCACCGCTTCGTCAATCTTGATTTCAGGCTCGGCAGCAATAGGCTTGACTTCTTCTTCCACCACAACTTCCCGCTTCGCCTGCTTTCGGAATGTGAATGCTCGGTGTAGAAACGAGAACGTTTGCTGTTCCGATGTGAGACGAATATTTGTTTGCGATTGGTACAATTCCGAGAACATTTCGCTGCTCTCAAGCACAAACCCAAACTCCGCAAAGATATCCACAACTTTGCCGAACGGGACAAGGTACTCAACAGCTGGACGATCGAAACTTTCTAGAAACACTTTGATTCCCAATCCAAACTCTTCCGTCCAGTTCTCACGGTCCTCATACTGTTTCGTAAACTCACCGGCCAACTGCTTATCGTTTCCGAACAAGTGTGTCTTCTTTCCCATTAGCAGAGCGTATACTGCCTGACCATCCAAACATGTTCCGAAGAACGTTTTCTTTCCGTACTTGTCCACATTCTTCACAAACGCTCGGAACTTTTCTTCCGTCTCGCACGCATAATGAATCGCAAACTGACAGCTCACAATATCAAACTCTTGTAGTCCATGAAACTTTTCAAGGTACTCGGTTCCTGCAGTTTCTGTTCCCATGAGAATAGGCATATACTTATCAGTTTGTTCAAGCAATGGGAAGTGGGTCATATCCCCTTCGAGAAACAGAGCAGGTGGAAGGTATACGTGAGGATTATCGCGCTTCTCCAGAATATAACGAACAGCTGCACCCTTGATTGGCGACGTAATATTCGCCAACGAGAAATCAACACCAACAACTTTTGATGGCTGGGTCATCTTCCACTTCTGCAAATCTCCGGCCTGACCCATAGCCAACTCCAACAGTGTCTGACCTTTCTCAATACACTTGCGATACAAATCCTTTTTGACCCGATTATGAAACGTATACACATCCGCAAATACCCGCGTCTCACGCTTCAAGTCGTCACGATAGTAATCATCTTCCAGAACATCTTTTACAATATCTGTTGCGAATGATGATAGCATAGATTCGGAAATTGGGACGTGCATCGATGTCCAAATAGATTCAGCGGTAGCAATATCGTTGCCGTACTGCGGCTTGTGTAGAACACGGTACTCGTGCGTCTTATCGTACCGGGTACGCAGAATAGTCCATCGCTTCGTATCGACATCATACGCACATTCCACAATCGTATTGTTTTCCACCTTGTTTCCAGTCTTGTCTACCGGAACATTCTTATCGTTCATCGGCACTACAATCTTGTACGCTTCTGGGTCACGCGGCATAGACGGTTGAAACACACTTGGAATACGAGTGTTCGTTTCCGCGATTTTCTGCAGGCTTTCGGGAAGTGTGGGTTCAACATACTCGCCCGTCATGATTTCGCGAGGGTATATCATGTTGTTATCGCGAGGAGTCCGGCTCACAAACAGCTGACCTACGCGCGCAGGAACATTCAGAACGGGGTCAAATCCCTCCTTATCGTCCATAGTCAACAGGAAATCAATACTGTTCTGGTCCGCTGGCTTCCACTTGTACACTCGAGTCCACGTATCTCCCCGCCTATCTTCGCTCGGTGCAACGCCAGTATCTCGTGGCGTGAAAATCAGACCGTCGGTTTCGTACTCGAATTCGGTGGATAAGAGTGTACGAATAGCTTCTTCCATAGACGTTCCGTCTCCTGCGAGAAACAGCTTGGTTTCTACCCGCAAAGGGATTAGGGACGGCGCAGCTGTGAACTGGCTTTTCAGGTCTTCAATGAATGCCCGCGCAACACCCAACCGGGAGTTCGTGCTTGTATCTTCGTCAGTCTTCATCAAAGGAAGCGAACGCACATCACGATTGCGATAACGGTAAACATCAAAGATACAGAACAGATTGTGCTGGATAATGTACTCGCCATCCACAAAATCACCAATGTGCGCATCATTTAGTGCTGTTACACCTGTCCACGTAACACTTCGCTTCGTAATCTTAAGAAGCTTGCGGTCTCGAGACACGTACAATCCAGCACGTTCACCGTCTGCCTTGTTTGTGACGGTATACCCTTTCGAAATATTGTGAGGAATATCCAGACTCAAGTGTCGGCGCATCATAGTCACAGGGTTAAAGAAGATGTTGTGAGACATCTCAAATTCCCGAGTGTACCGCTGAATGTCTGAAACCGTGAGTAGAAACGGAGTTTGGTAATATGATTGCAGAATGAGCGTCACAACTTTCACAATTTCTTCGGCAACTACATCAGACTCAAGTTTCGTATCTTTCGCAATAAACTCAATTTCCAACTCGTACTTTGGTTGCTGTTTTAGCAACGTTTTCAAACTGTGTTTCACGTTCGCACCACGTGATTTCACCATAGAGAAATCGATACGAAACAGTTCCGAAGCAGTTGTGAATGAGCGGCGATGAATAAGACGAACGTGCGACTTGGGATCATTCGGACTACCTTCCCAATCCTTGCGGATTTTTACTTCAGACCGCAGTGTGAACTTCGCAGTCGCTTCCGGAACATCAACAACATCCTTTTGCGTCCCCTTGTAATACGGTTCTTTGCGTTCAACATCCAGTGGAAGACCACGAAATGAGTTCGTGGATACGAGCTTGAAGATATTGCCCGTTTCACAAACGTTCACTCGGATCTTGTCGGGGTACGAGAACGTCATGTAATGCGTCTCTACCACCGTTCCAACCGATAGACCTTGAATAGTCTTCATCAATCGGTCAGCAACATCCTTTGTTTGAATCTTATCAGAAAGCAGCTTACATTCTAACTCTGCTTTATGATCTTTCTTTGCTGTGCCGATAAACTCGGCAATGGATTCAATTACCCCCTTGGTAATTAACTCCATACTATATTATATTTTAGCGGTGGTTAAAAACAGTCCATTTTTACTCTGCGATCATTCGTTCATACGTCTTTCTAGTCTTCGCATCCTCATCCATTCGCTTCTTCTGATCTAGGCAAAAAGTGACGTACTTTTGAATAGCGGTTAGACACTCGTCATTCAAAACGTTAGTGGATACCAGCACACCCTTTTCGGTCTTCGTAAATTCAGATGTGTGTTCCTTCACGATATCAAAAATTTGGCGATGTTCATTCGCCTCCAACTTGTCTAGTTGGTCTTTAAGTAGTTCCTTCGCAGTGCGCGCAAACGTGTTCATTTGTATTTCTCTGTGTTTCGGCGTTTAAACTCGTCGTATTTACTCACGCGGGCGGAGGAGGAAGTGTTGCGAACGTTACGCCTTCGTCACCACCCTTCTTTAGTCGGCGCTTCTTCTTTTCCGGTTCTGCAGCTTGAACTACGACCTTCTTCTCGCCTTCTACTTCTGCCCCCATCATGGGAATAACGATATCGGGAGTAGCTTCCGTAATCAGTTGTGGCTCCGGAACTCCATTTTCAGGTGCCGTTCCAAGAAGTTTACCCACTACAATGATTTCCGTGTCCTTCTGCTTGAATTGAGCACCTACCACCTCGAAATCAATATCCTGCCCTTCCTCGATTTTTGTGAAATCCTCGTTTCCGAAATACAAGTCGCGAGGAATGAGAATTTTGATAGGAGGAGTTTCTGCGTGAATACCTACCTTAGACCTCACAGTAACTTGCGCCCGCAACTTCTGGCCAGGGTGAGGCATACACACATCCGCCTGGAACTTCACATCGTAATCCATTCCGCCTTTCGTGTAATTCGCACGACCTAGAGAATAAGTTAAGAGACTGATACTATTGCGTTCAATAAATCCTTCGGCTGAACAAATACCCTCGTAATTCATCTTGAGTTGAGCAAGGATTGAAGCTTGCATATTACGCTGAAGGAATTTTGAATCAATGTGAACCTTCTTCTCAAGCTCACGACGCTCAAATAAGGGATCCATTTTGTTGTTCTCTGTCTCGGTAATTATTTATCTGTTTTTCACCTCAGTCGGTCGCGCAGCTGCTTATTACCCTTTTCATTCAAGAACTCGAACTCTTCCGGCGTTATCCAATTCAGACCCTCCTTCTTTGCTATAACCGCTTCACGTACTAAAAAGTTCAAATACATACACCAATCCTTTTTACTGGTTGCTTCCGCAGGAAAGTCTTTTCCGCTCAACCACTTGGAAAAATTGCGCAGGGTTTCTTCTTTGAACGATGTACACGCCTGTCCTCCAATTGTTTTACTCACTTTGGAAATTTGAATGTCGGTAGATTTAGGATCTAAATTGAAAATGATTTTATCTTCTTTCATCGTCGCAAATAGTTCCGCCTTCTTCTCAATAAACTTATTTTCAAGGTTGCGACGCCATGTTTTGTATTCATCTTGCTGTGGTCCAATAGGAGTTATGTGCGTTTTCGTGTCCTTATCATACACTCGCCCAATCCCAAGAATCAGAATACTTTCGTAGTCCAAAGGTTTGGAATAGGGTTCATCCCAATCTGTAGTTAGAAGATACGCAGTCTTTTCAGACCGAGTAAGTAGTACATCGAGAATATACCAGTCCTGGATTTCGGTGGAAAATCTGGCTCGAATATATTCGGGCAACGTTGCACGCTTTGATGCGAGCACAGGAATCACGACCTCGTCATCCACATCCACCATTTCATTCTCAATTAAGTTCTCGATTTCTTTTGTTTGAACTCGTTTCAGTACTCGTTCCAACATTGTTTGGTTTGTTCCAGTGGAATACGCCAAGAAGTCACCCTTAGATTCCAAATGCCCTTCTCCAATTTTTAAGCCAGTATCAATAGCATTCTGGATAAGGTACAGTACTACATCGGGAGAATACCCCTGTAGTTCGGGTTGTTTAAGTAAATCTGATTTTGACCATATGGGTTTGCGCTTAAAGAATTTTATGAGACGGTCAAATACTTCGTCTCGCACATCAAGTACCGACGACAATGGTCGCACATGCGTAGTATCTTCTTCGTGCTCTTCTAGTTTACATACTAAATCCACAATCTTGCTTTCAAACGTCGGAGCAAACATGTCTGCTAATGATAATTTAAGTTCTTTCTTGTCCTGGTCCCGAATTTGCGGAACGGTCTGGTCTCGCCAATCTTTTGGTAAACTATTCAACGAATTTTGCAAATCACAATCCATCGCAGATTCCATAATGAAACGTTTGACTTTTGATATTTTCACCGCCTTGGCTTCCACGAAGTTCCGGTAAACGTATTCGTCAAATGTTTCTTGCTTGCTTTTCGGATATCGGCATACGTGCAAATACACTGTACAGTTCTGCTGAGCAAACGGAAGAGCAGAGTGGGAACAAGTACGCATACCACGTCCAAGCACCTGTTCGATTCGGCTCATATTGTACCATGGATCAAGAACATGGATTTGACGAATGTATCGGAAATCTACACCTTCCGAAACTTTAGGAGACGCAATAACCACTTTGATATCCGACCCATCGATATTGTCTGCTGTCCGGACACGCACCAGCGATTTCCGGATATCTGATTCCGAGATATCCGATGTGAACAGCACATACTTGCCTTTTGACCCTCTTGGTACCTCATCTGATGTTTTCTTTAATAAACGTCTACCCAGTGCAGATTCATACCCGTGCTCTTCCAAACACATCGCAAACAGTTGTGCTCCAGCCATAACTAAGTTGGAGTACACGAACACTACACCTTTGGATTCTCCGATAATGCGCGTAGCAAGTGCGAACTTTGAGCTGTATTTAGCAACTTGCGACGGAGCTAAGAATGTCGGAATGTTTTCGCGATAACTTAGTTGGTCTCCAAGTTTATCGAAGGTTCCATGAAATCCTCCCTTTTCGGGAAATACGCAAATAGTAGGTGATTCGTCCGACAACAATGTTTCGCTCGATGTGAGTTTTCGAATAGCTGCTTCCTGAATTGGGTGAACGTACGATTTCGTCAATTTCAAGTACTTGCGTGGCTCTTTGATTTTTTTCCCATCAACATCAGTTTCTCGGTCGATTTCTGCTAGAATATCATCAGGTGGCGGCAAGCGAAATGGAAAAGTGAATGGGTTCTCACCTTTCATGAACGAAACGTAATCCTGACACCATCGTCGAAACTCTTGTTCCCGTCCTTCCTTAAAGTTTCCAGACTCGGTAAAAATATCCGAAGGACGAATATTCTTTTTCGTATCTAGTTTCCTATCGTTCCACAAGAACAAGTTGAAATAGTACACAATCTCTTCAAATTTATCGAACATAGGCGTTGCAGTCAACAGAACCAACGTTATACCTGTGGCCGTCTTAATAACCCGTTCTAACGCTATGCCCGCCAACTTTGTGGCTGTAGTTTCCGTAGTTTCTTTTAGGTTGTGCGCTTCATCTACAATAATGAGACGGTTATCAAACGTATCGTGAATCCATTTATCTCCTTTAGATTTCGAGGCTTCCACAATATTCGCAAACCCATCATATCCTTGAAATTCGTAAAATTCGGAAATAATACGGGAAGCTTGGGCAGCAATACGATTACGACTTGCTTTGTCGGTATTGCGCATAGTATGGTCACTTGACCGTTCCAGCATTTCCAAATATTTACGACCTGTACATTGCTGCGACAGAACAGTGTTATCGGCATCGATGCGCGAAACATCAAATATCTGGCTCTTGAAGTTTTCCTGAATAGATGGACCGGCTAGAACTAAGACTCGTTTGTCTTGGAACTCGGGGCGTACAATGTACTCTTCGGCAATTTGAATCGCGGAGCATGTTTTTCCCGCACCCGTTCCATGAACCATAAGAAGGTTTCTGACGGGAGAATCAGGGCTTAGGACTCGTCGTAGAAATCGCTGGACAGGTTGTAACTGGAAGTCTGTGGATGCACGAGAACACTGTTGTTCCCGCATCGATTTAAGAGCTTCTAGACTCGCAGTAGGCAGAGACTGTGCTCGTGTCTCTGCTAACTCGGGAAACTTCGTGTTTACCGACATTACTATATGACCTGAAAAACGAATATTCTTAGTATACGCCTTTGAAATTCATCAAATGTCGGAAATCGAGTACTTCTCGTTTGAAGACCTAGACTTTCTACTTAAGCGTGATTGGTTTCTAACTCTGCAAGATATTCATGATTTACTAGGATACGCCGACGACGACACGTTCTGGAAGATTTACAGTGTTCGCCGCGAATATCCACAGCGTGTCCGTGAAATCGTGGCGCCGCTTGACTATGTTCACGACAAGCCATTGTTTAAGTTCACTGTTCGCGATCTAACTGACGGACACATCGAAGAGATGCAGAAAAAGGATAGGGCTGAATTGCGTGCGATGATGCAGCGTGAATGGGAACAGTATATGAAAAATATGCCTCCTCGTCCACCCGATTCTATTGATGAACGAATCAATGCTCAGCGCGAAGCAATTGAGGGTGTAGTGGAAGAGCTGCGTGAATACAAGGACGTTCGTAAATGCGGAGACCGAAAGAAACTTGCTGAGTTCGATAAGCGTATCGAGCAATTGTGGGCGCAGGAAGCTGCTCTGCAAACAATCAAGCAGAAAACGGAATCTGAATGGCTGGATAGACAAAGACTAAAGTTTGAAGCACGACTCTAAACAAATGAACCGTTGTTCGAATTGCAAGTGCAAAACACATATTCTATTGGAACACAACTGTGGACTGAAAGTATGTTTGAAATGCAAAGATCCCGACACTCATAAGTGTACCTTTGATTTCAAGTTAGTACAGAAATTTAGATTAGCTATGAACAATCCAGAAGTTAAAGCGAAAAAGCTTGAACATATATAATGATAAACCTTCTTGAATTAGGAGCTGCTGTTGTTGTTGTTGACTTTGTGACTGTACTGCTGTCCAAATTTTTCAATCTTGGTAAATCTCTTGATGCATGGTATGCTAAGTTCGGACTGCTCGCAATCCTTTCTGATTGCCTCATTATAGTTCTCGGTATCCAATTAGCACTACTAATTGACCCCAAAGCCGGAGTATTCCATCTTCTACTTATGGCCGTGTGTATTCAAATTTTTCACGATATGTGGTTTTACTTTTTTGTTGTTCAACCGTTACCTCGCGGCCAAAATGAAATTATTGATTTGTTCAAAGATTACTCTGCCGAAAACTCGTACAAGATTGTGATAGCCGATACTCTCATGGTTTCATCCACTGTATTGTTAGCACACTACTTCCAGAAACTCAACGAGCAAGTTGTCGCATTCGTTGGGCTACTGGGAACTTACGCTTTAACGTACATCATATACACACATTAAGAATGCCCGATCGGATTGCTATGTTTTTGTCCACGAAACCCCCGGTAGAATGTGAACGTTTACTAGCGAACGCTTCACACTATATCCATAATGCCGAACTTCTTCAACTACTTCAAGGATTCAGCTGTTTCAATCACAAAAAGAATATGAAATTTAAGAATCAGCTCATTATGTTTTCCGACATTCCGGGACTGAGCGAAGAAGTAGATGAATGGATGAGTTCCTGAACACGTAGAGTAAAGTAGACGTACAAATATAAGAATGGGACTTGGATTGTTTGGAACACCAATTTATCTCAATATCAAATGCCTAGTGTTCTCAGCATTTGTTATTGCCGTATGGTTTCTACCCCATCCTAAATTCTGGCAGCATTCTATCGTAGTAGGATTCCTGCTTGCTTCGCTAGCTTATGTTCTCTTAGCATGGTACGATTTCATCTTTGATTGCAATGACCAGTTGCGTCCAACCTTTTTAGGATGGTTAACAGGATGGGCCAAGCCGGCACGATACTCGAAAGAATTCAATGAACTCCCTCTGAAATTCAAAAAGGTTGTTCGGGCAGTAGATATTGTTGTTCTAGTTGTGCTGCTTGGACTAGCGTTTAGCCCATATGTTTTAAAATGATAAATATAAATGTCCGGCCCAGCACCCATTCCCACGACACAACCCACTGATTCGGCGACCGCACCTCCCCCTACCGGTTCCGCACCTACACCGGGCGCAGGGTTCAGTATGCCGTCTATATCGTCCTTAGGTTCGACTGCGAATGTGGGAATGTTGATTCTTTGGGGTATTATCGCCCTACTTCCGTGGTTTCTCGTTTCGTACGGTGCCGCGAAACTATCTTTCGCAAAGTATGGGTCATACGGATGGTCAATCTTGGACTTCTTCTTTGCTGGATTCTATTACCCCTTTTACGCCTGGTTCTTGAATGAACCTTCGCAACCTGCTGGATTTATGGGAGGTCGTCGTTCGCGATACTAACTCCAGTCTACTTCAATCACAAACGCTCCACCACCTGAACAATTCGCAAACTCTCCTTTATGCGTGATACGAATATCGGGATAAGTAAGACGTACCTGACTTACCACCGATTCAATCATATCCAACTTGAATCCCGAACCACCAGCAGCATTCCATCGATATGTGCTTTCACCAGCTTTGGCGCGCTGGATGATTGAGACAGTTATCAGACGAACAGCTTGGTCAACTAACAATACATCGCGTTCCGCAATCGCTTCATCTCGCATACGTTGAAGCTGAACTTTCGTTGTCTGCATTTTACTTGTGTAAAAAGGGGGTTATTTCAAATCCCTTTTTAACGTTGGTACTTCAAGGAAAAATTGGGTTTTCACCCGTTATTTTGTTTTTGTTTTGGTTTAGATGTTGAGCCAAACGCCCAGCTTGCGCGCCTCCAGTTGAAGGCGCAGTCTCTCGTGGTTTAGCCACAGTTGTTCAGCATCTACTGTCTCAGGGAACTCGCGCTCCTTGTAGTCGTAGTAGTACTCCTCACCCATACCCTTGTTGCAGCTACGGCATGTAGGCAACAGGTTCTTCACCTCATGCCGTCCACCACGCTTCACCGAAATGATGTGCGCGGCATTCCAGCCGTTCTTCTTGACGCGGCTAATAAGCGTTGTCTCGCAGCAGCTGCACGTTGCAACATCAGCGTTACCGTTGATGCGCTTCCACGATGCATCGCGCATCCGTGGCGGAAGATTAATCCGCTTGCCGTTCTTGTCCTTGCTAGGCATGGACTTCACACGGAACCGCTTCGCTCGCGGCTTCTTGGTGCTAGTCTTGGTGCGAACATTGTTCTTCTTGCTGACGTACTTGGTCATCTTACACACGATAAGTAAACTTCAATCGTGCATACTGTCTAGTTTCTTAACAAAACCAATTTCGTTTTTCAAGGAAAAATTGGGTTTTCACCCGTTATTTTGTTTTTGTTTTAGTCCGTATGGACTTCAGTAGGCTCATCATCTATTCCTCGGAGACTCTGCTCCATCTTAACGCGGGCAGCAGTTGCTTTCTCGAGATCTAGAGTGTGGTGCTGTGCGTACCCCCACAGGGAATACGCAACCTCGCTAATCTCCTCGTCGGTCAAACGACCAGCTGGGAGAACAGCTTTGAGTGCACCAGCAACCCATGTCCGATCTTCGCCAAAGAAAGTTTCCACGAACTTCGGTAAATTCCAATTCCACTCATACTCCTTGAAGAACTTATCAAGGTTCGAGTAGTGATTCTTCCACCATGCTGACATTTTGTTGTTAATGTCGTCGATGAGTTAAAAATTGGACTTTTTAATTCCGTTTTTAGGATGTATAATTTTTCCTCATACACTTCTTACCGTATCTTTATAATCCAATGAATTTCCAGGGATTGTATCCGTACGTGCTCTCAACCCCAACATGAGAAATAGCGTGGACACCTACCGCGATTGATAGAATGAGAACTAGGACTACAAGTTGTAGAGGAGGAAGACGACGAAGCAAATTGAAGTTCATGGCGATAAGAACTGCTCCAACAAGTAAAAGACCTCCGTTCAACGTATGCGCCATAATTGACGGGATAGTGAATAGCTTGTCCATCTACAGTTATAATTCTAAGCGTCTACTTTGTTTCAATTATGTGCGGCAAGTGTCGTTTCGTGTACTTTAACAAATCCTTCTTTGCTACCGAGTAGTATTTGCGGTACGATTCAATTACGTCTGAGGATTTGTATTCGTCGGGCATAGCAGGTGTAGGGTCACTGAGCCACCGAGTTTCTTTCAAATCGGGAGGTAGATTCTGTTCTAACCATTCCAAATGTTCCAAACAAGCGTGTGGTTTCTTTGGCGAGAATCGAAACGAGTGTTCCAAGACAAGGTCCTTGGCTAACGCAATCAACCAAGAATAATGAGCTAAACTAGCACGAGTCCACAAAGCAGACGGATGGTTCTTATGCGTTGAGCGGTATCCTCGGTTACCAGTAGAAGCACACACAGGCGCAGAAATCTGAATCGTGTGTGTGCCGCCGTTCTCGTGATGAGCAGTGTAAAGTAATTGCGTAGATTCCAGTATCATTTTCACAACATGCTTGTCGCAGTGCCATCGCGCACACTGCCTTGTTCGGCGACTCAAGAAGAAGATATTCATTTCTAGTATGTGAAAAGGTAATACCACAGCTAATTGTTTTCGTTTTTAAGTTGGTTAAGACCAGTCAATAGTGATAGAGTGAACAGGATAGTTCGGAATAGCATCTTTTCCTACATTAACGGTATGGTACACCTTACTGTCTGGAAACAGTTCCGCTAACTTTGCAACTATATCTTTGGCTAAGCATACTGCATGTATCGCATCTTCGCCCGAATCAAGAGAATATGTAAGCTTTGTCTTATCAACAATATGTCTAGGTGCACGACCACTTAAAACACTATATTTATAATGCGTTGAATCCGTATAATTATCAGCATAGTTTGGGTCACGTAAGATACGGCGGACTTCACGATGTATTAGACAAGTGAATCGCCAAATATACTTCTTTTTTTCAATAGAAGCTTGATCTTGCGACACTGCTTTCTGTATTGTATTTTTGTATATAGGCACTACCATATTCTTTCGCGGACGTTCTACCGCATATAGTGTGATAGGATTCATCTTTGATTGAAAAACGGGATATTCTCCCCGATTGTTTTCGTTTTTATATACGTTTTAACTCATCGTTTTAGAAATATTTTCAAACTCTGCCATAAGTTTTTCCTTTGTGGTGAATGCAGAGTAGTGAGTCACCTTATAAATCTTATACTTATCCTTCAGATTCCTCCGAAGTATCTTGTAACAATCAGAACCAAATGCGACGATGACCGGATCTGTTGATCCAATATCACCAAGTTCCTCTTCGAATTTTACAACGTTGTCTTTCTCGAAGTCTTTGTTCGCCGACAGGTACTTCATGAGTTTTCCAGAATTCTTCTGCTCAAAATCTTTTATTATATCGGTCATATATGCTCCCTCGAACACCGAGTTCTTAATAGCATGTCTGATCTTGTAATCCTGAGCAGATGAAGTTGTAGGGTGAAAGTTTCCAAACACCCTATCAATTCGCTTTGATATGTTCAAACCAACAAGCACAAAATTCGGATTAAGTTTATGTAGTATTGAAGGGTCTTCAAAGAATGATATGTCATCCATTCCTGATTTCTCTCTGTCCGTCTTATCGGCATATATTGCCCACGATGACATGTTACCGTATTTTATCTTGATTCGGTCGTATAACTCAGATGCTATAGGCATGTTATTTGGTAATACGTTCATTAGAATGATTACCATTCCACTATAAATTCGTTTTTAGTAAGTAATGAAGACGAGGAAGAACTTCAAGATGCCGCGGAAGTTCGGGAAGGCACACTGCTTGAAAAAGACGTGCAAGAAAATGGGATTTACGGAAAAGGCATCGTGTCGTCCGTACAAGAATTGCTATAAGAAGAAGTGAGTGAGTTTACTCATAATATTTCTGAATATGTTTATTGACTTCCCAATGGTATCCCCATCGTCCCAGCACAATTTTCTGGGACGGCGGACGGTAGAAGAATCTAAATATCCTGATTAACATCCTATAATTGAAAAATGGGCTATTCGCCCTAAGTGTTTTCGTTTTCAAGTTTAGACCTACTAGACGGATATAATTTAATGGTGTTCAAGTACATTGACGAGTGGGTAGATGAATACAAAACCAAACATACAACGCAAGTTGAAATTTCTCATGATGGAATATACCTAACTGTTGAAAAAGATAACTTCATTGAAAAAACATACGTTCCAAGTTTTCATATGTCTGATATTAGAGTCATGCAAACTTTCAGAGGTGATATATACACGTCATATAATAGTCGTCGTCTAAGTTCAGAAGCATATGACCATATTATGGAATATTTTTTTCCTATTCCTGATATTTTTCAGGGCGCACAGATCTTGACGTTGTCTGACAAGATTATAACCGTGTGGGGAGAAGGAATGGAAGTTCGGAACACATCACCTGTTCAAAATGATAACTATCATGTAGGCATTCCTATCCGATATTTCCTGAGTAAGCAGATCATGAACTCTATTACGTGTCGGAAAGATTACGTGAAAAAAGGGTGTTGGAGTATTCATCTAGTGAATACTAACTTTCCAACCCTACTTTTTACAAACGAGGACGAATATGATAAGACATACAAATGTATAATTAAGAATTTCTTGACACCAAAGGAAACTAGTATTCTAGATCCACCCGAAGCTATCATCTAACGCCAGTGCGAAATTGTACCGCAGTGCGCGAGTTTCCATTGAATTCAGCTCTTCACGAAGTTTTAGTCCTTCAGTCTTTTCCTCGTTTTTAGTCACACACTCTTCTGCGAATTCAACTGGTCCCTTCTTCCATTCATAGACATGTTTGGAAATAAGAGCTTCTCGCAACTTGTCAGCGGACATAAATGGACGCATAGTCTTGCCTGACCTGATCAAAGGAAACTTAGGATCGGTATTGAACTGTTTCATCAAAGCTGAAATGTAGTTGTTAGCTACTAGAACTGGATCCTGCCTCCAAGGAATAGATTTGGTGGTGTTAATGAGCTTGAAGTAATCAATGATTTCATCTTCGTTCCCAAACTGTTTTGCCGCAACAATGATACTGAAGTCCACAGCAGTTGAATGTTGAAAGTATTCTTTAAGAAGGTAGTGTCTGTGCTGACCGTCAATAATGTACTTGGCAACGACTTCATCATCTTCTTTTACGAATGCAATTCGGAAAGGGTTGGAATTCAGAAGTGCGATATTTCCCTTAATACCTTCACGAATACGATCCACATGTGTCATATCAATGACGCGATTACCTTTCCATACGGGAACGTTAGATAACCATTTTGCATTTACGACACGATACAGCGATCCGTCTGTAGATCTGAATAAGTCTGTCATCCTAATTGAAAAACGGGCTATTCGCCCTAAGTAGATTCGTTTTTAGTTTTACTTCTTTACAAACTTGTTCTTGAACTCAACAAGCTCAGTGAGCTTACTGTTGATTTCGCCAAGAATCTTCATGAGATCTCCGACATCCGCCTTCTTCTTGCGCATATCCTTCTCATTCGTATTCTCCTCATGGAGAAAGATCGCGTTCTCAATCTCACCTGTACTCAGCCCGGTCTTCTTTACAATTTCTTCCATTGGCAACTTGTGTTTGAAATGAAATTCTGCGGCAATCGTACACAGACGTGACCGAATGCCACCGATAGTGCGTTCATGGTGAGATGCAAGATCTTTAATAGTTTGACCGTCGGCAATTGCCTTCAGAAGGTCAATCATTTCTTCATTAGTCCAAGCCTGACCCATACGGGCAGGGTACTTTTCTGGGTTCACTATTGCCATTGCCTTGAACTTATCGCTCATCTTCGTTAATTGAAAAGGGATAGGTTATCTCTAACCAAATCCGTTTTTTTGGGTTCATTCACTCCTTGCGTTTCTTTGCACGTTCCTCCTCTTCCAATATCTTTTGATAAGCTTCTTGTTTTAGTCCCTTGCGGTAAGTATACACAAGATTACGAAAATAAGATACATGAGAATGAAACTTTGAAATCGCTTCACTATTACAATCCCACCCAGGAACAGTACACGCATTAAACTTGGAGTTCATAATACTCGTGACAAGCGGATCCTTCATATATTTGTTGTAAATTTCAGCCGAGATCTTATCTGCAGTTATGGAATCATATATCTTCATCTGCGAGTAGTTGTTTAGTTCGGAAAGAATTTCATCTGCTCTGTGGTTAATTTCAGTATCAATAGGAATCGTCTCCAGAAATTTGGAATGTTCATACATAGATTGATAGCTGATATTACGAGTATTCTGTTGTGCTTGAACAACTGGGTCTGGTAAAAGACTCATCTTCGTTAATTGAAAAAGGATAAGTTATCTCTAACCAAATCCGTTTTCATATTCATTTCACTCCTTGCGTTTCTTATATATAACGATTGTGTCGGCATCATATGCTACAAATGACTCGGGTAGAATCATCACGGCTGCAACAAGGTCATGTTCATTTTGAAACTCGCGACTCTTGAACTCATCAAGCAAACAATTGCCTTGAATCAGAGGTTTCGCAGTATCCACGAGAACGTTGTACGGTTCATGCAGAAGTTTCTTGATATCGTTCACAGCGTAATCGCCCATGAAATAATAAGAAACCAACTTAGCATCCGAATCGTAAAATCCAAAAGCAGTTTGGCCACCCATCTTGTTAAGTTAAAAATGGGTTATTCACCCTTTTTAAATTCGTTTTTTGGTTTATGGTACTGTGCTGTAAAATTTACGCTCAATTTTCTTCGAGCGCTCCTTTATTGTTGTAAAGTAGTCAAGTGGTTGCGACTTCAAGTCATCAATCATCTTCAGCCAAGGAAGTCGTCGCGACATTCCTTTGAACATCGGATCAGTCTCACAGTACTTCTCCTCGACCTTATCGAGCAAGTAGCACAAACGTTTGAAATTCGCATCGCGGAATTTCTTCCACTCGTCCTTAAGACGTTGCTTTTCATCGGAAAATGTCTTGATGTTCATGTCGAACATTTCATTATACTCTTTCAAGGCCATCTTGGGGTAGTTAACCCTTTTTGCAAGACGGTAAAGCTCTATAATTCGACACCTCTCGTTATTTTGATAATTGTTCATCACCGTGTCGTGTGCTACTAAAAGCGCATCCACTTCAGCTTGAAACGAATTAATGAGATGGACGTAATCTACCGATGGAACGTCAAAGGTGACCTTTCGTTCGGACGACATATTATCCATTACAATTGAAAAATGGGTTATTAACCCTTTTAATTTCGTTTTTATTTTTTGGTTTAGTTTGACCGTTCAGCGCCCGTTGTAAACAACCAGCTGCCTGTCCTCGTTGAAGTAAAGTCCTTGGCTGCGAAATTCAGAGCAGAACTCCATGTCCATATTGCGAACTTTGCCCATAGCAATCCATTCGCACAGCCATTCCAAATGTTCCATCTCGTCTTCGTACATCTCATCGAGACACTTCTGATTCCACTC